TCTATTAAATTCTAGACAATAAAAAACCCTTACAAGTCAATGACTGTAAGGGTTTGAATTTGGTGGGCCCAGTAGGACTTGAACCTACGACCAAAGGATTATGAGTCTTATATTCGGTCAAAATACATGGCAATATTAAAAAGTATTAAAGCGTATCAAACAATACAAGGCTATATTTATCAAGGGTTTGAGAGGGGTTATACAATATTAGAATGTAATAAAAATTATGTAACGATAATTAAAAAGTATACCAGTAGTATACTCGCTGGCGTGTGCGATATTTTAACAGCACACCATGCCCTGCCTTGAGTGCAATCCAAGGCAGGAAAACGGTAACGGCATTCTTAGAAAGATTCGCAAGCCAATACCTATCACGCATATTGCGCGGTGCAATGATAGGCTGGCTCGTAGGTAAGGTACTCGTCAAGATCGCGCTTATAATATACTACGCACCGTGGACGCGGTTTAAAAAACGCTATACCATTGGTATCTTCACAGCGCATCTTCTGCAAGGTTGCCGTTGATACACCAAGATAGCTTGCGGCATATTCAGGGGTTAGCGGTGTGTCATCTGGATTGTTAATAACAAACTGCTTCATCTTCATTTTTTCGTCTTCAGTGACGTCCTTCCATAGCTTCTTAGCCATAACTCTAACCTCCTAAGTCATACTCAGTTAATATTGCTGGCTTGCCGTCCAGCTTTGAAACCGCAGGATATAACTCAAATGCGACTTCACTATTTTTGACGATGTACCAGACGCTATGATCTAACGCCTTGTAAATCTGTATGCCGTCGTTATCACCTTGCAACTCAACTTCATTACCGCGTATTTCTTTGATTAAATCTTTCATTTTTGTATCCTCTACACGTTAGTATTAATATTGCCAGTTATGGCATCGAGACACGCCTTAACCAGATAAGCATTGTCGTGATTTTTTATAATCCACTGTAAGTAACCGCGATCAGTGACCGCTATGTCTCTGATAGCTTTACCTTGGTGCTTACCAAACGTGAAAGTAAGCGGAATCCGCGCTTCCTCGCTGGCAAGATAAAGCTGCTCCATGCTGGTAATATTACCCAGCTCGCATAAGTGCTCTAGCAGCCATAAAGTAAACGTCACATCCCAGCCAGCGTCGTGAGCATTGCGACAATACTGACGTGCCAGCTCAGGATTTATCGCGTAGGTGAGTGCGCCTAGCGAGTGGCTGTCCAAGTCGGGCAGCAATCGACGTGCCAGCGCTTGCGTGCAAATACGTTTGTATTGGCTAACATCAACGCCAGCGTTGGCCGCGACTTGAATGTCGAAGTCTGCATTGTGAGCGATAATATAGGCTTCACCGACTGGCAGATATTGCGGCACCACCATCTTATGATTGCGATAATCTTTTACGTCGTCTGGCGTAATGTGACTGACTGCCATCGCGCCGTAGCTGATCGTGCGGTCAGGGCAACAGTTGATAGTGTAGCTAGGTACTCCTTCAGCAATATCGCCATACATCACTTCAGCGACGATATAACCATCTTCATGAAAGCGTATATTGCGATACCCAAGCTGTGTCGCCTCCGCTTCCTTGCTAACGTCTGTCGCTTCAAAATCTATAATCATTGCTGGCGTGTTCATCTTTTATCATCCTTATTATTCAGTACAAGGTTGGCGATAACTCCAAGCTCCACCATTGTCAGAGCCTTTAAAGTACGATTACCAACTTGGTTGATAGCATCCTTTATCTCGTATGCTAGCTTATCCTTATCCTTTTCATGATCGTAGCAATCACTACTAGCATACAAAGTTAAGTGAGAGTCATGAGTGTCTGCTTCGCGTTTAGAATCAATATGAAATCTACGATGGAAAGCTTTGTCCAACGTGAAATACTTTGTTCCAACCTTCTTAACGGTCACATTATCTGTGATAGGTGGTGCATTTCTTTGACGCTGAGTTAGGAATAACTTTTGACCAACAATGGGTTTTGATTTTAGGAATGCCTGCTGACGCTCTTCCATTAGATCGTTGGCAAAGTCCGATAGACTCAATGAATCATTCATGCCATTTGCTCCCTTTGAGCGCGTATCACAATGTAAGAGTCGCGCATATTCATATCAGCGGTTCCATTTCTAGCAGCGTCAAAAGCAATGGTTGCAGCTTCGGCGATACTGTAATTTGTGCCAGCACTTTGATAGTCGATAGTTGCTACCGCTTTATCGCCCTTGCTGTTAAATATATGTGCCGTTACTTTAAATAGGCGAGGCGAGCTAAGTATCTCAGCTCGTTTGTGATCCCATTCGCCGTAGAACTCTGAGCGGTTGCGTACTTCGTCTGCTTCTAACATATTATCCAACGGTATTTTTAAATATCCGTCGAAGTAATCAGCCTTGCCAGCTTTCGCTTGATTAACCTTTTTTACTTGCGCCTTCTTGCGGCTGGCGCGGTTTTTAGTCTTTGCCATGATTAGCTCCTAATGCTTACTGTCTGACTGAAGACTGGTTTTTGCGATAGTAGCAGCCTCCATTAAGGCGCTATTGAGATTTGAAAGTAGTTCGACTGCTGCTATGTGCGGTTGCTTAATCGTGCCGTTTCTAACTAAGTGCGTAAAAGTCTCAACCATTGCGCTGGCTTGGATGTTTAAAAGCATTGAGGCGGTGCCAGCACATGCCAATATTAACTTAGGACCGTGTTCTTCAAGCCCTGTAGACATAACAACCATTGCCTTGGTTTTATCATCGCCAGTCACTTCGTTGAAGTTATTGATAAGCTGCTGGCTTTCGTTTTTAATATTGATTTCCATAATCATTCTTCCGCAGTAAGTTAAATAGGGTGTTTAGGCTGGCAGTTGTCCTTTCAAACTAACCCCAGTGTCATAGCCTTGGTGAGCCATCACCTCACCAACTAGCTGATACAAGTTACCCAAACGATTAATGGTTTATTCAATCAATATTTTTTACCACCATCTTTGACATGGTTCTCCATCTTGTGATCTGCACGCTGAGCGTTGTAAGCCAGCTTTTCAGCGATAGCGCCGCCCAGGTCATAACCTTTCCCGCCAGCCAAGTCGCAAATGCGGATAACTGCATCTGCCAATTCAACTTCCATCATTTTTCGGTGCGGTAAGTGATCGTCCATCAAACCCTTACGATCACCTTCCATTGCCTCGCTAAGCTCGCTGACACATAACATGAGCATCTGACCAGTGTTGCGCTTCATACCACTGCCGTCAGCATCGCCTAGATACTCGCCAGTTTCGGGGCAAGTCCACCAGCCGCCGTTAATACTGGCTGTGTGGCAAGCGTCTTGTAATAGCATTACGGCGTCAGCAAGTGGCTGGCCTGTTAAAATTGGGATTAAGTCTTTCTTCGAGTCCATGGCTTTTACCTTTAGATTAAAATAGGGACCGCTTACGGCGGTTAGTCGTTATTCCGAAAAGTTAAAACTGACCGTCAAAATGAGGGGCAAACGGGATATCATCATCTACTGGGCCAGGCGGCATACTTGTTTGCTGCTGCGTATTTACTGGCGCGTTGTTCTGATAGCTTTGCTGTGGCGGCGCAGTACGCTGATAAGAGGTGCTGTTATTTTGCTGACCACCTTGCGGCTGGCTAGTACGCTGATTGCTATAACCGCCTTGCCTACCGCCCATCTGTGCATCAACTTCTTTTTCTGACTTTTGCGAGTAACCAATCAAACGCTCCATCTGCACCTCAATTTGATGTGGTGCCGCCTGATCCTTCTGCTCTTGCAATGTTTGGCGCTTTTGGTTGAAGGCGGCAAATAGCTGTGTCTTTTTGCGCTTCTCGCCGTTATAAACTTCAAACTCGTCAATAAACAGACCGGTGAAATGCTTGCCTATCAATTCATTAGCGACTGTCATCTGAGTTGGAACCACCTTGCCAGCGGCAGCATCGTACTTGTCGATATTGGCTTGCGTTGGCGTTAGCGTCGTAACGCCAGTGACCGCCATAATGCTTTGCAGTTGGTTGTAAAAACCTTCGATATAACTGCCATCTTGCTTCATAAACCAAAGGGTGAAATAACCTTTTTGACCGTCAGCATTGAATACGTCAAAACCCATACCGGTTGTGCCAGTGTTGGCCGATACAACAAACTCAGCGCGGACAATCTTGACCAGTTGTTCGCTGTTGCCTTCAAAAAATTGACCGCCGCCAGTATTGGCTTTAAGTGCGGCAGTTTCGTTCAGCTGAATAGTAGGGAAGTTCATGGATGTGTCCTTTAATTAAAATTAGGCTGTTTGTGCCTGTTGATTAGGGTTTTTAGCAATGCCGTAGAAGTCGCAGATTGCGTCATCTACAGCGTTTAAGTCGTTCGGTATTAATTCACTGCTAAACATTTCATGCGGCGTTTTGACAGTGGTTGTGCCGTCATTCTTGGTCATAAAGTAATGCTCGCCATTGCGGATGGCAGTTTGCAGTACGATAGTCACCATGCCTTCGAGTACGATTTTTTCATCGAGCATCTTGCCCATCGTTTTAATCTTCGTCTTACCTTCCGCCTCTTCGATATGCGATAAAATGTAGATGCGTTGGTCAGGGTGCGTATTATTGATAGCCGTGTTCAGAATGTTCCAGGCGTTCTGACCAATCCGATTAAAGCGCTGGAATACTGAGTTGCCACCACCTTCATCGGTCACACCGCGCATAAACTCATTGGCCATGATGTACTGGAAGTCATCGATAATCACGATAGGCGCTTGAAAGGTTGGCAAACGATCATTAATCTCGTAAGCGTTATCCGTGTTCAGTTTTCTAAACTGCTTGCCGGCTCGAAAGGGTAGCGGCTTACCCATGACGTTGATAACGCCACATAGCGATGGGTCGAGGTTTTGCATACTAAAAGACTTGCCCGAACCGCTATTGCCTAGCACTAAAGTCACGATAGCCATTAGTTACTCTCCTCACTTGAGCCAAACACGCTATCAAACTGCGCGAGCATCTGGCCCATCATTTGTTTTTCAGCTTCGGCGCTGGCTTGCTCGCTGATATTGTTCGCGAACCAGTGTTGCTCTTCTTGATCCATCCATTCAAAACCTGCTTGATTAGACTCATTCATGATCGTCGCCTCCTAATCCCAAGATGAAGTTCACGCGATTGTGAGCTGACTTAACCGCCTCCTTAGCGCCTTTCACGCCAGCAATCAACCTATCCATATCTAGGTTATCGACCGTGTTTTGAAGTTCTGAAACATCCCACTCGAGACTATTAATCTCGCGTTGAAGGTCTTCGCAACCGCCACACGGCTTATCTTCGACGACCTGAACATTGCCATACTTAATTGGCAGCGCATCCAACGTGACAGCCAACTCATAAGCCAAGCTATCGGTGTCACAATCAAGACCTTCATCGATAAGCTCAGCATCGGTCATTGTTTTATAACTGATTCTGCTACTCATGACTTTCTCCCATACGCTTTTGCTATCACATCGTTTGCGTGCTTAGCATCCGCATAGTGTTTAGACGCTAAGTAACTGACATCATCATCCAAGTCGTCTTGATTAACGCTATCAGCAAGTAATGGCTGGCTAGTCGATGTCGCTATATCTTTATCGATCTGAGACAGTACATAGTTATTGCAACCAGTGAGCGATCCGACGACTGCTATCGTGAGCGCAACTGCTAGACCGCCCAATATATGAATAACGCATTCTCGCGTGTGCTGCATGAGCGTGACACGGTGTAAAAACTGGTCAGTCTCGTCACCATCTAGCAGCTTGGCTGGCGAGTAACCCCAATCACGCAGTCCTTGCCAGCCGATAGCGCGGATGTAGCTACCAGTGTTCGCATCAGTTAAATCTGCATACTGATCGGTACGATGAATATTTAAGTGCTCATTGGCACCAAACTGGTAAACCGTAGGCGCATATCTATCACCTTTCTTGACTAACTTTAGTAATTGACTCATAATGAATCTCCGTAGTAGGAATTACCCCAGTCAATTTGCCTTGACTGGGTTTTTTTATGCCTGTTTATTAAGGGCGGTGATTAAAGCGTCGGCGTGCTTGACTGCCGTTTCTGCCATTTCATAACTACCTACGCGCTTGCCAGCATTGGCAGCAATAAGACCTTGCATGGCTGCCGCTGCTATCTGATCGCGTCGGCTTAACGGTTCTGATTGGTTGCTCATAAAAATCCTTATCTAGTTTTAGCGATTGCTCGCAGGGCGTTTTCCGTTTCGATGCGATAATTATGAACCAGTGGTTCTTATACGTCAAGCCAAACATGAACCAATTATGTAAATAATAAGAACCAATATGAATTTTAGGTACAAAAAAACCGCCAATAAAGGCGGTTTGATAGTAAATAATTGTAGCTATTTAATTGTAATTAATCCCAGTCCAAAGCTTCGCGGTACACGCACCAGCCAGCGGGTAGTGTCTCTACTGGCTTAGCGTGTTTTAAAAAATGACATATCCAAACGTACGCCCAATCATTAGTATTCGACATATTTGCCCACCACCTTACCTACTAAATTACATTCGCCCATTGGTAGCATTTTTTGCTCATGCCAGTTCGGGTTAAGAGGGCGCAAGTACATATCTTCCGATGTTTCGCCAAGTACCAGCTGCTTAAAGGTCGCTTCCGTATCGTTATTGCATTGAACTATCACAAGATCATTGTTTTTTAGTGCAAACAACCCAGTTTGCGGCTCAACGTAAATAATGTCGTCTGGATCAAACTTAGGCAACATGCTCTCACCTCGGACAATCAAAGCAAAACCGTTCTTTGATAGGTTTTTCGGTCTTGATACTTTGCCTATAGCGTCATCAAAAGTAACAGCCTCTACGTTAGACCAGCTGCCAGCCGCCACCCAGCTTAATATAGGCACTTCATCCGAAGTATCTGCCATAGGTGCGTTTACTGTATCTCTCGGTGCAATATTGCTATCTCTGGCACCGCCATTCTCAATATCTTTTATTCTTTGCATTAACTCGGAAGCGGTTGGTTTAACCTTCTCTTCTCCTTGCCCAGCAGCAAGCCAGTTAAAATTAACATTTAGGAATTTAGCTAACGCCTCTATGTTGTGATGATCGGGTAGAGCCTCGGCTTTTAGCCACTTATTTATAGCTCTGTCAGATATATCAAAACCAGCCTCTCGTTTTAGTCGTTGCGCCCTTCCTCTTGCTGTGTAGCCCTTGCCATCCAAAATAGTGTTCAGCCTTTTTGCAAATGCAACCTTCGCGTCATCCGAACTATTCATATTCGTTCCTTTATGAACCGTTTGTTCAATTATATTTTCTATTGTGTGAAAAGTCAGTACCTGTTAATATGAACCAATTGTTCTTAATATAGGAATCACTAACATGCAACAAACTCCATTAAAGGTATTTATCGATGATGAATGCGGTGGTGTGCTTGCTGTAGCAGATAAAACAAGCCTAAGCGTTCGCGCTATTTATAAATGGGCTAAAAAAGGTTCTTTGCCGCGTACCGAGTTCACCAGCGAAACAAGTTATTCAAAAAACCTTTCTGACCTTTCAGGCGTTTCAGTAGAAGAGATTAAGAATAGGTTTAAGCCACAACCGCAACCTCAGCTTGAACCAGAAGAAGCTTAACCCTCTCATAAATACTAATCCTAAATAATCTTAATAAAAACGTGCAAATGAACAGGAATAATACGATGAACGTAATCGACGCAGCACACAGTACGGTACACAACGATGCGCATGGCGGATCAGCCGCGCTAGCAACACGTTTAGGCATGTCAGTTGCCGTACTGAACAATAAAGTCAACCCAAGCGCACCAGCCCACCATCTACGCTTAGATGAAGCGCTGAAAATCATGGAGTTCACGGGTGACCACAGCATCATTCAATCCATGGCGCAGCGTCTTGGTGGTGTGTATTGCGAAGTGGGCGTGGCAGCAAAGAAGGATGACTTAATCATGACCGCATTATCCGCATCTGCCTGCCAAGGCGATGTCATGAGCGAGCTACACCAGGCGCTTGAAGACGGCCAAATCAGCTGTGACCAGCGTGTGACACTTAAAGCAAAGATACAAACAGCATTGTCTGAACTACAAGCGCTTGCTCAGCACGTTGATGAAAAACACGCCAGCGACAACCCGCATATCGTCGCTCGCTGGCAGGCTGAGTTCGGAAAATGAAAATCACCGACGACGACTTATTACCCTGCGAGCAGTTCAGCGCAAAACGTGCCAGCGAGCACTTAGAGCGCGAACAAGAGTATGAGCGCAAGGCAAGGCTGGCACGTCAGACTATCGATGAATGCGAGCAGGAAAAGAGAGACAAGGAAGCTGACCAAGCGGCATTTTGGAAAGTTGTTTATATCCTCGTCCATGTAGCAGCCGCGGCACTCGTGCTATTCACAATTTATAGGTTTTGGGGGAAGTCATGATAAGAGAGCAAGTTTTTAGCGATAGAAGTGGTTATCCGAAGGCTATTGATCCTGAGTATGCAGCGCAGATTGCTGAACACAAAGAAAAGATTGGCTTTACTGATCTTGATGATCCAAACGCGCCAAAACGCAAAGTACCGCGCACCGACGCACAGCTACGTGAGCTTGAAGGTATTGAGAAAGCCAAGGCTGAGAAGATAGCGCAAGCTGAACACCAAGCAGCATTGGCTCGCTTAAATGACGGCACAGCAATATTGCGTCAAAAGGGTGATCGCACCAAGCCAGCGGCTAAGCAGCTAAAGGTAGCTAAAAAGGCGGCTAAACCAGCTACACGAGGTAGAGCGCTTGGTTTTAAGGTTGGCGAGTATAAAGAAGCCAAGGCGCGTCGTGTGCCAATCGTAGAAAAACTAAAGGCTGGCGAGTTTATAGAGGTATTGCAGCAGGACGAAAGCATAGAGAGGCAGCGTGAGTATTCTCAGCAATATTCCGATATTTCGCATATCAGAAGCAATCTGGGGTTAAAAGTGGCTCGTGTGCGCTGCAATCAAAGAGGCGTGTCTTTTTATGCTATCGACGCATTCCCACGGTACGAGTCAGAAGTGGCGATCAGTGGCACGATCAGCGATAAGAATTTGCTGCTACAAGCGCTACTGAGCAGAGAGCTAGTGCTGGCAAGTGATTTAACGTGTTCGGCTAAGGTGGCATCAAGAAATGTAATGTCGATCATGCGTAAGCACGACTTGGATATTTATACCGTGTTCAGTGGTTCAACAACCGAGGGCTGGATATTTATTCCAAATAAAGAAAAGCAGCAAGTAAAGATCAATGAGCTTGGCGATATGTTGCAAGCCATCGATTATTTAAAGATCAGAAAAGAAGTGCAAGTACGTATGCCAGGCGCATCGACTGGCGAGATAGATGATGCGACGTTTATTGAATATAAGCGCATACAGAAAGACGGGCAATAAAAAACCCTTAGAGCGACGAACTCTAAGGGCGTTTAACAAACTTAACCTGAAATTGGAGTATATCAGACATGAATAACCTAATGCAAAACAATGTGAAAACTATGAGCAGTTTAGAAGTGTCCTCGCTCACTGGTAAGAGTCACAGCAATGTACTGCGGGATATCCGCAATATGTTAAGTCAGCTTGATAAATCAATTTTGAATTATCAGCAATATCAAGTAGTTACAGACAAACAAACCAATAGAACGTCCGAGATAAAACTTGATAAAGATTTAACTATTACGTTAATAACAGGTTATGACGTAAATACTCGCCATCGGATTAATAAGCGCTGGCAAGAGCTGGAAAATCAGGTATCAGCCAGTAGTCCGGTCACGCCAGCACTGCCTAACTTTACCAATCCGGCAGATGCAGCGATTGCATGGGCAGCAGAATATAAAGCTAAGGAGGCAGCACAAGAGCAATTAGCGATTGCTGCACCTAAAGCTGCTGCACTAGACACCCTCAGTCACGCTAAAGGTTCTCTTGGCATACGTGAGACAGCAAAAGCCGTCGGCATACCTGAGCGAGAGTTTGTAAGGCGTTGTCTGGATAAAAGCAAGCCTATGTCGTCAAGATTCCTGTACCGCGATGACAGCGGCAGGCTAAATGCACACGCCCACCGTATCAAGCAAGGCTTTATGACTCAGAAGATAGGTAATTATGCAGATAAGGATGGTTATGATTTTGCGACTGTCCAAGTGAAGTTTACCGCGGCTGGCGTGGCGCATATCGCAAAGTTGATGCAGAACAAGCCATCTAGCCAGTTGAGGGTAGTGTAATGAGATATACGCATAGCATTAATGCTGTCAAATGCCTTGAGTGGGATATAAATCTCGCTCAAGGGGCTTTGATTGACTTGATAAACCAAGCTAGTAGCTGGGCAAAGCCTCATGTTATTGACGATGAAGTCTATTACTGGATATCACGCAATAAAGTTATTGATGAAATTCCAGTGGCTTACTCAAAAGCTGACACGGTTTATCGGTCAATTAAGTCGTTAGCTGAGAAAGGCATTATCAATCACATCAAAAGTGGTAAGCGCGATCTTATCAACTTAACTGAGAAAGGCAAAACATGGAACGTAAAAGGCACTGATATTGGTGATGCGAAACTCGGAAATAAATCCGAGTTAGCTGAAAACTCGGAAATAAATCCGAGCAAACTCGGAAATAAATCCGAAAAAACCCCTAAAAACTCGGAAATATCTCCGACAGATAAGAATACTAATAATAAGAGTATTAGTAATAAGAAAAGAGTGCCTAAGACTGATAGTAAAAAAGAAGATGTTTTTAAACCAGTAAAACCAGAGCAAGTATCTGACCAGACTTGGAACGACTTGTTAGCACTTAGAAAAAAGAAACGAGCAGTAGAGTCTCAAACCGCTTGGACAAGAATTAATAACTCGATTGAACGAGCGCAGCAAGCAACTGGTCATACCTTAGAAAACATCTTTAGTTATTGGGTAATGAGAGCTTGGGCTGGATTTGATGAGACATGGTACATCAACGCACACCCACAGCAGCCAACAAACAACTATCAAGGAAACACTCATGCAAACAACCAATCAGCTAACAACAAACCTCGCAGAGAAACTACAGACGAGTACAAACAGCGGATGCAGCGAGAGTTTAACGAAGAGTTTGGAATCCAAGTACAGCCCGGCAGCCATACAGACTGCTACAGCTAGAGTCTTAAATCTTTTTGCAGAACTCAAAGAAGAGTACGGCGCATTGTTTGACAACAAAGAACATCGCTACACGCCAGCCAAGGCACGCGAATGGGCAGTAGAACTCTTAGAGTCAGGTATCAACGGTGAACAGTACCAACGTGGACGCTGGCAAGCAATGAAGCAGCAAGATTATCCAGTAGAACGCGCTTACAAGTTTATCAAGCTATGCAAGCAAGGTGAGATTGATACATACCCCACAGCCACAGAAGCTTTTGATAACGCTTGCAGTCAAAGCGGCTTGATCGAGGATAAGTACATCAAGCGTCAGTGGCTCCACGATGTCGTACAGCTAACAGCGCACAGAGTTGGCATGGGTAGGCTCAAAACCGCAGACAACAAGTTTCTGAGCTATTTCAGCAAGGTTTATGAGCAGGTTTGCAGCGAGCATGAGGCTGGCACGTTGTCTCTAGTACCAGTAGAGCGTCAGATTGCACACAGTCACCATCCAGTTGAAGTGGGCAGTGAGGTGGACAAGAAGATCAGTGAGCAGTTGGCGCAGTTGCGGAGGGTGGCGGTGTGAAGGCGATAATATTAAATGACGCTGAAAAGATAGGCGTCATCACTGGCAGAGTAACTCAGGCAAGAATGCCGATACCGCCTGATAAATACCCTAGGAGTGGATTGCACCACCCATCATTGGGGATTGATAGCAGGGTAGGTATTGGTACTGGTTTAAATATCAAAGTAACTGGCATTAGGATTGAGCACATACAGGACATAAACGAGCAGGACGCTAGAGCTTGTGGATACCCTAAGCGCAAGGGCAGAAAAAGCGACCAGTCTCAATTAAGCCTTATGGATGATGTTCGTTATTTTGATGATGTGTGGGACGAAAAGTACGGTCTAGGTGCTTATAAGAACAATGATTGGGTCTGGGTTATTGATTTTAAGAAGTGGGGTTAGGGTGTGAATGTCACAACTACTGTGAGAGCAGCTGTAAAAACTCTACAGCTCAACAACCACCGCGATGAGTATCAAATTAGAAAAGGGAGTAAATAAGATGGGTTTGGATATTGTGGCGTACAAAGGCGTTAAGCTTGTAAACGAGCCAGCACTAGACGAGTACGGCGATATTGCAGGCAAGTCAGCAAAGCAAGTCGTTATCAGTATTGGTAATTCAGAGTGGGAGCAGGGCGACGACCTAGAAGCTGGTCAGGTTTACACGTACGACGAGGCTATGAGTGTGTTTAGCGTACCTTGCTCAAGCTTTAATGATTTACGCGATGAGCTGGCACGTATTGCAGGATATGAGCCGATAATCAATTTTGAGCGCCCAAATAGGCAGTATATCGGACGAGTGTGGAATGACGCGATAGAGAACAAGCGCGGCTTACTCTATGAGTTGTTGAATTTTGCAGACAACGAAGGGGAGGTTGGCACTAAGAGCTGTCGCAAGATACTGAACGACTTGCATACGGTATCGAGACGCGCTGGCGAGTTAAGCGACGATCACGGAATAGGTTTTTGCTACTTGGTAAGTTGTTTTGAGTTTGCCGCCGTTGATGGCTTTGTTCAGTTCCAGTGAAAAAAGACCCATCCGACTACACCCAAGGCGAGCAGAAGTATCTAGCTCGCCAGCAAGCGGTCAAAGCTGGCAGGCCAAACGCCATGACGTACTTTAAAAACGTCGCAGTGACCAAGGCAGGCGACTTTATTATCGGGCTATCGTACAACCTCGATTTACAGCGTTACTCATGTAGCGCGATTGAGATTGACGGCGTGAGATTTAATGATCCGTGTCGGTGGGATAAAAGTGGGAAGGCGCTAGAAGGCGATGTAAGCGACTTAATTCTTGGTTCGGTACATTCATCAGTAAGAACCATTTGAAACGCAAGGAGGGTGTGAAATTGGCGCGTAAAGCAGCTATTAGATGGTCGAATATCACTGAAAGCAAAGTAGGGCAGGCTAATGCAGCAAAGATAGCGCGATTATGGCCCGCAAAAGGCGCTAAAAAATCTAAGCATAATAATATTCCGGTCGTTATCGACGGCATAAGATTTGATAGCACGGGTGAAGGGGATCGCTACTGTCACTTAAAGCGATTTGAGAGGCAGGGACGGATTAGAGACATACGTTTGCAAGTACCGTTTGAGCTGACCCCTACGATGCGCGATGAGGCTGGCAAGATCACGCATAACGCCATGAATTATATCGCTGATTTTGTTTATTTTAATATCGAAAAGGATTGTGAGGTGGTAGAGGATTTTAAAGGCAGGCGCACTAGAACATACATCGATAAGTCAAAACAGATGGCCTACAAGTACGGGATCATCATTTACGAAACCACAGCTAAGAACAATAAGGAATTTATATTATGAGTGATACCGAGAAAGGCGCATGGCAGAACACGCTAGATGGCAGCTACATCAACGTGCATAACGTAAAAATGCTTGACGTTTCATACAGCGACGAAGGATGTTCGCTCATTCATTACATGAGCATGAATGAGTTGCTTCGTAATTATCGGTATTGCTATGCGGTCAAGCCAGCACCAGTCATTGACGACACATTCAACGATGACATGGTAGCGCAGACGTTTGGTGGTATTCAACGGGATATGGGTACACAAGACAAAAGCGAAGCTATCTTAGTGACAGCTTGTTCTAAGTGTGGAAGTACCGTACCTGCTGACAGTGTAGACAAGCCAGCGCTAAGCAGATGGGCTGCCAGGTTCTTAAAGGCAGTAAAAGGTATCGAGGTGAGCGAGTGAACAAGGTTAAGGCATTCTTTATCAAGCCATCCATGCCTTTTGACAAAATTCTCTTACTGGGCTTTTGCGAGCTTTTACAGCCGTAATACTGGCTTTATTTTTACAGTTCATTCGATTGATTAACGAAGTGAGAGCAGGGAAATAAAAAACGTCCAAGCTGGCAGGCAAGGACGTTTGGATATTACATAGATGCTTCATCTGAGCAACGATAACGAGTTGATTATATCTGCATTGCAAAGCGGCTGCAATGTTCATTATCTCAGGGATGCACTATGGCTAAGCGACTAGGTTTTACTAAGCGTGATTTAAAAAATATTAATGTGACTGTCGGGCTAAACTTGGCGGCAGCAAGGCGTAACGCTGGCATGAGTCAAACAGAGGTCATGCAAGCGGTATGGGGCGTGTCAAACAATCGCAATCGTATCAGTGAGATTGAGAATGGTAAGCACAATTTATCACTAGCAGACCTTCTTATATTTCAAGATTTATACGGGCAATCAATGGACTATATCCTTGGGCTTTCATGCGAGCCTGAAATGGATATGCTGGCGGGCACCGTTAATCATGTGGTCAATCAGTCTCAAAGTCTTATTCAGATGCTAACGACTGAGCTTGCCAGCGTCATGGTGACTCATGTTAAGTCTATCTGCAAAAACGATCACGAAGCATTGCTAGCCAGCGCAAAACAGCTTTGCCAGACTGCTAAGACGGATAGCGCTAATACGGTCGTCGGTAGTCCAACTTATCAAGCGATAGGCGATGTTATGCAAGTCATTAGAGATATCGAGGTTAAGCAGGCAAGACAGGCGCAAGCGATTGATATGCAGATGACACAAATAGCGGAGCGCGTCGATAAAGAGGATAGGCATAGGTTGCTTGCGGATCGTGATAAGCATTACCAGTACAGCATACCGCTTGCCAAACCTAAGACGATGAATGATGACAGTTTTGTCACTAACCCTAATGACGTGTTCATGGGGGTGACTTGTGGCGGATAGCAGGGTATTGCCTCGTGATATGTGGGATGTGGCTAGGTTTCTTTGGGAGAATACCAGAAAGATAACTGACACTGATATTATCGCTCAACTTGAGGTTGAGTTTGGGGATAAAGCACCTAGGTCAAACGGCACGATTAGCAAGCGCAGAAAAAAGGAAGAATGGAAGAAAAATAGCTTGCCAGAGGCGTCAAAACGGAAGAAAAAAGAGGAAGAAAGCGCAAAAACTAGGAAAAACTCCAAGGAAAAAACTTCCAATATTCTTCCAAAAACTAATAAAGCACAAACATTGGAAAAATCGTCTTATTTGGAAGAAAAAAAAGCGGATATTAATGGAGTAATAGACAATGTCGTTATGGGCGTAAAAGACCGCGCCGCTATCATCGTAAAGACTCGTAAAAGGTGGCGCTTAGTGGGTGAGATTGCCGATCAAACAACCATATTATCCCTTGGTCTTGTTGATATGGCAAACGATAGCGATGCAGACCCCGAGGAGATACAGAAGACCTTAGTTTTAACGAGCGCATTATCCAACACGCTAGATACGCTTACCCGATCCCTTAAAACCATATCCGAGGTAGAGCTACCTCTATGCGGAATCACCCCAGAGGACTTTAGCCAGTCCGATCAAGATAGACGATTAGGAGCGCTTGAGGCATTGGGTGATATTGACGGGCAAGAACGAGAAGCAAGAGATAGATTGAAGGCTGAGCTTGATGATAGGCTTGAGTGGATTAAGGAGACAGCCAGTAGCGGCGACTTTGGGCGCACGCCTGAGCCAGACGATGACGACGACATAGAAGAGATAGACTATACGCAAGTTGACGACTAAGGAACACCAAGGCGCTTAAACGCTGGCAAGTGCGATAATTGAGTGACTTAAACGCATATAAGGCACTCAATTATGACTACCCTAAATTACGATGCTAACGGCTTTATCGTTGGCATTAATCGCATGAAGGACGGGATTGATAACGTCCATGATGATACGCAAGAGATCATTCAGATACTCAAGAGCCAAAACCAAATTGGCAACACACGAATGCGAGAGCTTACCCGCGCAGTCAAATCCGCAAACTATCGTAGCGAATCACAAGCCAGCGCAAGCATAAGTCGCACGCGCTCAAGCTCGCTCGATAGACGCCCGCGTATATCCTCTTCAGCTAGTACCGATGGCACCAATAACCGTAATAGCAATAGATCATCTAGCGGTTCAGCTAGTCGCTCAACGATTAGCCGTGCCAGCTCAAGTGCGGCTGATCGTGGTAGCAATTCATCCGGCTCAAGTAATAGCAGTACAAGCTCAAGCAACAACTCACCCGATAATGCTCGACGTGAGCGTGATGCCAATGGGCGCTTTATATCGGATGGTAGTAATAGCAAAAGAGGTTTTGGCTTGACTGGTGGTATGGGCGGCCTTAGTAATGATGTTAGCGGCATGGACCCGATGCTTGATAGTATTAGAGAGGCTAAAGAGCTGCTATCTCCTGTCGGACGCGCTGGCAAGCTTGCCGGACGCGGTGCTAAGTTCAGTTGGTCAAAGTTTAAGTCAATGAAGCGACGCGAGCCATTGTCTAATGATGAGACGCGGCACAATCGTGAGAATGAAAAGCTACTCGATAAGATATGGAAGGCGATTAAAAAGCAAGGCGGCGGTGCTGGTGGTGGCTTGCTTGATGGTTTGCTCGGTGCTGGTGGTGGTCGTAACAGACGTAACAGACGCAGGGGTCGAGGCGGTCTATTTAGAAGGGGATTGGGATTTTTAGGTAAAAAGCTACCCTATATTGGTGCAGCTATTGGGGCAGGTGCGCTTGCTAGCCAATGGGGTGATATGAATCATAAAGAGAAATCCGCTGGTGTTGGTGGCTTAGCAGGTACAACCGCAGGCATGGCAGCAGGTGGTGCGGCTGGCGCGACTATTGGTTCTATTGTGCCAGTTGTTGGTACTGTTATCGGCGGTCTTATTGGCGCAGGTATTGGCGGCTGGATTGGTAGCGGTGCTGGTGAGGCGCTAGGCGCGGCTGCATCTCCTTATATTGAGAAGTGGACAGACTCTATCACCGCTTATAACTTGCCTAAGAAAATGAGTGATAAGTGGAATAACGGGATTAAGCCGTTTTTTGCTAGCATGAGCCTACTTCCCAGTAAGTTTGATAGATGGATTGACTCTAAGGTTAATACAGTTAAGGATTTCTTTGGTGCTGGCGGAGCTGACGGCATAACATCAGGTAACGCAGGCGCTAATGGCGCAAGCGCTGCTAAGTTGTCTAAAAAGCAAGAAGACAACCAAATGATGGTTTACAAGTCCTTTAAAAACGCTGGCTTGTCAGATGCTCAGTCCAGAGCGATGACCGCTGAGGTGGGGCGCGAGAACAGTTATCAAGATAAATATCTGTTTGGCGGTCATAACGACCCAGCAAATAACGAGTACAACCTTGGTATGTTTTCTTGGCAAAAAGAGCGTGGCAAGAAGCTATATAAGCACTTAGATAAAAAAGGGTTTATTAAAAACGGAAAGATCGTACAATCGCAAGAAGCGCTTGACGAGCAAGCAAGATTTTCTGTAAATGAAATTAATACCGACCCATCTTATAAGCGCACTAAAGAGCAGTTTTTAAAAAACCCTAATGTTGACTACAACAAGGCAAACGAGGTACTAGGCAATAACTATATTAGATGGCGCTATACCGACCCGAAGTACGCTAAGCATCACCAGTATAGGGATCAGTATAAGGCGCTTATTGATAAGCAGCTAAAGCCGATTGAGGGTACCAATGTTGTAGATGAAGTGAAGGATAAAGTAGTAAAGACAGTTAAAGACGCCGCCACGCAAAAACAGTCTACCAGCAAAGAGACTAAAGGGTCGGTAGCTGATAAAGCCAAGAACAATAATAGTGCGCTTGGGGTAAGCGTTGGTAGCATGACACCCGATAAAGCGGGCATTACCAGTAGTAGTTTTGTTGAAAATAAACCTATGATTTTCAACTCAAGTACAACCACGCGCAAAGACTTTAGCTACAAACCTGCTAACTTGCCAGCCACGCCCGTACTAAAAATACCTGCCATGCCTAAGATTAAGGAGCGGCTGGATAGCGGTGGCAGCAATAAACCTATCATGCTGCAATCAAGCAATGATACAATTAATCAAAATTTGTCGGATAGAGGGTTAGCACATGCGGTTACAGGCGGCTTTGGTCAAGATAGGATGTGGGGTTAGTTTGTCATTGAGCTTATTCACGCCAGCGCTGGCAAGTGATGACTACAACTGTACGCAGTTAATGTATGAGCATGGGTTGGCTACTTCAGCGCAGCTATATTGTGGATATGAAGATTACAGTGAGGCTGTAATTAGTAAAGCCAGTCAATGTATGGCACTCGCAGAAGATCATGGGGAGTCAGATCGATTGAAAGAAACTTTAAAAGAAGGGTTGGCTGATTTTCAGGCAGAGTATGAAAATGCCAGTAATAAAAAAGAGATATGTAGTGTGTTTGCCGATCAGTTTCCACTATTTGTAAGACCGTAAAAATATAAGTTTATGAAGAAGGGCTTGCGTTTAAGGCGCAGCCCTATTTTTTTAACTAAAATTAAGAGAGTCCAATGAAAGGTTCTTCAGATATGCCACCTTTTGGTGACATCCTCAACGCGGGTATTCAGGCAGTTAAGCAATTATGCAATCGAACCAACGGTATTACTCCTAAAGCTTTTGATAAGAAGGTAGAAGAAATTACAGGAATTACAGGCGAGCATTTAAAAATATCTTTTGTGAATCCTGAGTTTCCTGTACATGCAGACGATGAAGATGAGGACATGGTTGATTCTTGTTATGCGTATTTAACCGAGATAATGCTATCTTGCCTAGTGGCAATAGGCGCGATAAAAAGTGAGGTTTTCAATATTGAAGCGAATCTAGGGCAGTCTTCTATTCACCTTATCCCCTTCAATAGCAGGATTACGCCTGAAAATTTAATACAGATAGATCCCTTTGGTAAGATTTATTTTTGGCTGGCAGGCGATAATTTTGCAAATTACCGACACTCTGATGTTTCTTCTAATACATACCAGTCGAACCTAGGTAGATTCGATTCTAAGAGCTTCCGAGTCTTGCGCGAGGTTAATAAAGCTGCTTATGGGGAAAAAGGCGACCCTTTAATTAATCATTTAATTAGCGAAACGATGCGCCGTACTTCTGTATTTATGAACAACTATGCCAATGTAATTGCAGCGAACGACCATGTAAAAGTGACGCCAAAAATGATACTGGATGAGGTTTTTCATTTAACCCCATTACAGTTTGAGCATCTTTGTTTGAGTGTGGTTGAGGCCTCGTTAAAGCGAGAGGATCCAAATGCCATTTTCAGCGCAAAGCATACAGGACAGAGTAATGACGGTGGTATAGACGGTATTATCACGCAAGACTGTGGCGCTGATGATATTCATACTTATTATATCCAAGCTAAGCAGTACAGCGAAGGTAATAATATATCAAACAGAGAACTGCGCAATTTCGTTGGTGGTTTTACACCTGATACTAAGTATCATCATGGTATATTTATTACTACAAGTGATTTTACCAAGCCAGCACTGGATTATGCTCAAAACCTAAATAGCCATAGTTTAATTTTAATTGATCAGATGGCTTTATTGGATTTGATGCTAGAGCATGAAATAGGTTTAGAGAAAGTACAGACAGAAACGTTAGTTATGAATAAGTCGTTCTTTAAAAAATTACGAAAGCATTAATATGTAATAGCGCTTTCCTATATCTCTAACTAACGGTTGTTAGTTATGCGCTGGCAAGAATACAGCGCTAGGAACACCCCAGCCAGCACCATAGCAAAGCCCCTTAAACTAAGTATATTAACTATGCTTACTTAAGGGGCTTTTTTCATGGCTAAGAAAACAAAACTGATTACTTATAACTTGAGTGATCGTGGTCGCTCAAAAGATATCGGTACAGACAGATCAGACGTAAGCGTTCAGTCGATGGTTGATAACATCAACTCAAGCCGCACACAAGAGCTGGTCAATAGCGGTGATATGTACGGCTACTACGGCCATGAGTTGCGTGGACGTTTTGGCATGAACCCGCCTGACGCTTGGGTCAATCCTAACACCAACGAAAGCATCCGCATTGAACCGGCTATCCGCACTATCAAGTTATCAGCTGATAATAGCGGCAATGTCTCAGCGCAGCATGAGTTTTTAGATACCGATAGCGGTAAATACTCAGAGCGCCTATATGCCAACAAGGTAGGCGGCTTTAGTAGTGCTGTCATGCGTAAACGCGGCGCTGGCGGGTTATACGATGTCACAGGTTTTTACGGCTATGATTTTGTGCGCCAACCAAACTACAACACCAATCGCGGTGACGGTCTGTTTGATGCGCTATTCATCGAGTGTGAGGACGGTGAGTTTGCGTTTGATAGTGTCGCTGGCATGACCTCGCAGCAATCCGCTATCAAGTCAGCACTTGAGACTGCCATTGTCCACCAGTACGACAGCATTTTAACGGCTATTCAGTCGGACGCTATGATTAATCACTACCAAAACGAGGTGGTCGCCGCTCAAGAAGAGGCGATTAATCGTGAATTGCGTCAAAAGAACATCCAAGCCAAACGTGTCAGCCGCAAAGAAGTGCTATTTGATAGCCTTATCTGCCCGTCAGTGCCATTTAGTGAGATTGCCGCGCAATGGGATAGCTTTAACGATCAAGGTACTAGCGACAAGGATTTACGCACGACTGAGAGCGCGAAGAAAACGCACTTAGATAGCGAGCGTAAGACTGAGCGTGTTTTCTTATTTGGTAATCGATAGGGGTGGGTATGAGCAATCAAAGACTGCTATCACCCCTTGAGTCTATGCAAATGGCGTGGGGCATGGTGCTACGCGACTTTAGGCAATGGTGTTCGCCTTCTGGTCAAAAATCCATACGTGACTGGAAAACGCGCCGCATTGAGGGCGCTATCATCGTTTCAAAGACGGGCATGATAGATGACGCTGAGGCGATGCTAAAAGCGGTGCAGCAAAACGAAAACGCTAAGGCGATGGGCGATACCACCAATAGCGGCACCTCTGTATATCTACCCATGATGGTGACAGCCATTAGTGCTATTGAGTCACCACCTGAGCGCGACGTGGTGCAGCCTAACGCCAACTGGCTAAATGTCATCGTGCCAGCGGACCCATTGCAGCGTGTGGTGCAACTTCGTACCGCTGCTATTGCTTATCGCTGTCAAATTGCCTTTTTTGCCGCTGATCCTCACGCCGCCTCATCTATTGCCAAGCAGTTTGTAAACTTTTGGACACATGAGGGCAAGCGTAGTTTTGACGTGGCTTATGAGCTTGGTTTTGCTGGCACGTCTATTGTCAAAGACAAATGGAACTTTAAGGTCGTTGAAAACACGCTTTATCCTGACAAAATCGATGTCGGCATTAAAAACATTCATGGTGCTACGGTTGATTGTGTGGTCGTAGGACTTGAGCCTACGGTGGTTGGCTTAGGTCATCTTGACGACGATATAACGGACACGGGAGAGCCAGACGGAAGTATTCCACCAGGCTTGCCACCAGTGCAAGGCCATCGTGACCCACCAGAGTCGCTAAATGGCGTGGTTATTGAGGCTGATGTGATTGACAAAGCTGCTGGCAGGCATACGCGGGTTAATGCTGATCCTGACACTGGGGTTATTACTCAGACTGAAATTAAGGACGCGCCATGATTGATTTAAGACAAGGTGATTGCTTGGAGCTGCTTAAAGATATACCTGATGGTAGTGTTGACTTGATACTGACAGACCCTCCTTACGGTACGATTGCGAGCGCATGGGATAAGACGGTAAGTGCTGAGTTGATGTGGGCTGAACTAAAGCGCATTATCAAGCCTAACGGATGTATAGCGTTATTTGGCTCAGAGCCATTTAGCACATTGTTGAGAGTAAGCAATATTGAGCAGTACAAGTACGATTGGTATTGGCTTAAAAATAAGGTTACAGGGTTTACGCAAGCCAAAAAAAAGCCTATGAAAAACCTAGAGCTTATATCTATATTTACGGACGGCACAACAGTTCACGCTTCGCAATCTAAAAATCGCATGACTTACAACCCACAAGGGTTAGTTTCTTGTGATAAAAAAATGACAAATGGCGATAGTAAGTTTGGAACAATAAACGGTAAGCGCCCTAGCCACAAAAAAGAATATACGCAGTCGTTTACCAATTACCCGAAAATGACACTCAACTTCGACGGCGAGCAAGGTTATCACCCCACACAAAAACCAGTACCATTACTTGAGTATTTAATAAAAACTTACACTGACGAAGATGAAACGGTGCTTGATTTTACGATGGGCAGCGGCTCAACAGGCGTGGCTTGCGTCAACACTAACCGCAAGTTTATAGGCGTAGAGCTTGACCCTGATTACTTCAAAATAGCACAAGATAGGATCAATAAGGCTTGCGAGGTGGCAGCATGACCAACACGCCAGCCAAGCCCACCAACCCCAACCTAGTGACCATTGACGCACGAGCCGCAAGCTATGACGGTGATCCGGTGCGCATACTTGCAGTGACATCGGCTGACAGTGGCAAAATATTAGTCGCCAAGCAAGATCACTGGAAGGATCAGCCAAAAGCCAAAGAGAATACGATTGTCGTTACTGATACGCCTAATCTTTTTGGACATTGGGGCATGGCGTTTAATGAGAAGGAGCAAATGAGCACGGTCATGAGTGCGTACAAGGCGGCTAATGCAGCAGGTCTTTTAAGCATTGATGACTCGCTGGCACGTTATGATCCAAAAAATGTTATCCAGACGCGCAAGTTTGACGAGCGCGGGCGTGCCCTTGACTTTGACAGCATGGGGATGAATAACGGGCATATCGCGGTACTTCTTGCTATTTGGGCAGCAAGACAGGCACATGGGGGTTATGTTATTACACGCCAGCCTAGTGACGATGGTGAACCGCTAGAGGATGATGATGACAGCGAGTTTGAAATGATGCCGTTTAGCATCTAAGGCTTTTTAGTGATTGAGAATCTATATGAGCTACCAGAGTGGCGTGAGGTGTGTAAGCGGTATCGCTATGACATAACGCGCTTTGCCGTCGAAGCGTTAGGAATGACTTATGCCAATGGTCAGGGCGTAACCCCGCAGCAAGAAACGCTTTTTAAGTCGATTGTCGTGCCTGGCAGTCGAACCACTGTGGCGTCTGGTCATGGCTGTTTTGGTATTGATACTGAGATCATGCTAGCGGATGGTTCGATTAAAGCAGTGCAGGACATCACCCTAGACGATAAGATCATGGGGGATGATGGGGAAAGCTCGCGTGAGGTGCTCGATGTTGTCCATGGTCAAGAAAACCTTTACCGCTTTACCTACTCAGACGGCACAAGCCATGTGTTCAATGAGAGCCACACGCTATGTATGCGTAGAGCTGGCACGACCAAGACGTTAGCCGTTACGGACTACTTAAAAGACGGCGCAGGCATAGGGTTTTACTGCTACCGCTTGATTAACGGCGTGACCATTGATATGCCTATCAGGTCAGTTGAGCATCTAGGTTTTGGTGACTACTATGGCTTTATGCTCGATGGCAACAGTCAGTTTCTAGGTGGTGACTTTACCGTTTTGCATAATACAGGCAAATCTAGGTCGGCTGGCATCGTCGCTTTATGGCATCTGCTGTTTTATCCTGAATCAGTCATGCTATTCACAGCACCGCAAATTGGACAGCTACGCACAGTCGTATGGAAAGAGATTAATATCTGTTTGCAGCGACTCAAGAATAATCCCGCAGTTGGCTGGCTTGCTGATTTTGTGGTCGTACTTGCTGAAAAAATCTATATCAAAAACTTTAAAGATACGTGGTTTGTTTTTGCCAAGACCGCACCAAAACATTCACCAACTAACATTGCTGGTCAGCATGGCGATCACTACATGGTATGGGGCGATGAAGCGGCTGGTATTGATGACGAGGTGATGGAGGTTGTCATCGGTGCATTGACGCATGAGAATAACCGCGCCGTACTCACAAGCCAGCCCGCTACTAGCACAGGGTTTTTCTACGACACGCATCACAACTTAAGCCTAACCAATGGCGGTATATGGGTAAACCTCATATTCAACGGTGAAGAGTCGCCACTGGTCAGTAAAACAAAATTGGTTGAGGCGTTATATCAATATGGCAGCCGCGATCACCCAGGCTACTTAATCCGCATACGTGGTCTATTCCCCGAACTCAAAGGCAAATACTTACTCACTCGTACTGAGATCACTAACATGCTGGCACGTAAGCCAGTCGTGACTGAGGATGACGAGTACGGTTATATTGTGACAGTCGATGTGGGCGGTGACGTTGGACGAGATCATAGCGTTATCACGGTGATGAAAGTTGTTGATAAAGACTATAACGGGCGCATAGAGCGCCATGTCCATGTGGTTGATATACCGCTGTTTAGCAATCGCGCTAATATCAATGAGCTAAAAGCCAATATTTATAGCGTCATGGCTGAGTATGCAGGGGCAACGCTAGTTATTGATCCAATGGGTGCTGGCATGGGATTGTGTCAGCTACTCAAGTCTGAAGGCTTGTACTTTGAAACGGTCAACTGGGGCGTGCCTTGTTTTAACAATAACTTGAAAGCGCTTTATTTTAATAAACGTGCTCATGCCTATGTCTCAATGGCAAAATCGGTTGAGCGCGGTATCTTTAGTGTGAGTGATAAAGTGCGTGCTCAATACCAGATGATTAAGGATATGGAAACGCAAATGAGCCGCTTACCGTACTTCTTTGATGAGCGTTCACGCTGGGGCATTGTCAGTAAAAAAGACATGGCAAAAGACGGCATCACCTCGCCCGATTTAGCCGATACCTTCGCTTTTGGCTTTATGGAGCGGATAAGCTACTCACCAGTTAATAAGGCGGAATTTGTCGGTAGTGTCAAAGATAAAGAGCAGTGGGAGGATTTAAATGAGCTTGCGGCTATGCTTTAAGTTATATCACATCACTTTGTGTTTTCTCGCTTATTAAAAGACGTTTATACGCCTATAAAGCAACGTCTTACGATCTATATCAAGAGGTTTGCCCTGCATGGAACACTGCTAAGCCCACTTGCCAGCACACGCTACACTAATACCATAATTACACGATTATGGATAAAAGAGATGGCCCAACCTATTATTTTTACCATTACCGAGGCTGGCAAGCAAGCTGCCTTTACCGCCAATGCCGATTCAGCACAACTTAAAATCAATCTAACACAAGTGGCAGTCGGCACAAAAAAGCGCACAGTGACAGGTAGTGAGACCGCACTAACAAGCGAGGTTCGACGCGGTAGTATCGTGTCAGGTGATGTTGAGGTACAAAGCAATACCTTGCGCTTTACCAGCTCGATGACAGCGGATGTTATAACCGATATTTATGAAATCGGTTTGATGACCGATGATAATGTACTGTTTGCGGTCGCTGGCTCGAACGCCGCGCCTTTATTTAGCCTGCATCCTGATATCACCTTTGTGATTGCGCTTGGCTTGTCGCTAGATGATATTGATGCCAGTAATATAACAGTCACCACCGACCCCAACGGGGCGTTATCTATTACGCTCATGGAAAATCACTTAGCCGCGCCTGACCCACACCCGCAATATCTAAATGCAAGCCGTTTGCAGTTTATGATGCGATCTTTGTACCCTATCGGCTATCAGTACCATACTCATGAGCCGGTAAACCCCAAGCCTGTTTTTGATGAGATATTAGGCATTAATACTGCATGGCGACGCATCACCGGTAAAATAATGGTAGCTACCGACCCATCCGACCCTTTTATTAGCGACCACAGCATTGTACTTGGTCAGCGCGGTACTACCGACTTAACCACTACCGCACGCCCACATGTCTACCCATTACAAACGACGCATCTTTTTGAGCGTTACGACCCTAATACTAATATCAATACCGTTTGGAATGTTAAATCTAACCGCGTCAGTATCAGCGAAGGCGGTGCAGTTCGCTTTACCGTGTCAGCTAATAACTTGCCGGATGGCGAATCACTTGACTGGACAATTAAAGAGGGTGTTTTAAACGCGCAAGATGATGACATCATCGACGTCGAGCAAACTAAGCGTGGTACAGTTATATTAAAAAACGGGCAAGCTATCATCGACTTTGTTACAACGCCTGATGACAACGAAGTAGAATCGCAAAAGCATGTGCGCTTAACTGTGAGTGCGCCAGCCAGCCTATCAATCAACGTACCTATCAGTGACTTAGGTAAAAACGAAACAGTGGTTCACATCAACACCAGTAGCTATACCGGCCTTGCACTGGACGAATACTATAGAGCGCAGGCGGGCAGCTATCCGCGCGCGTCGGACAAGGTTCGGTTTATTGTTGATGCTGGCGTGAAAATCATTGCCGAATCTACTGACGTACCAGCATTGGTGGATGGCACTAATTGGCCTGAAGGTTCTCAGGTTGTTGTTGAAAACCGAGGGTTTATCTTGGGGCGTGGTGGTGATGGCGGCCGTAGTGCGTATCAGTTCAAGTTTTGGGGTGATGATGGTGATTTACTTAGCCCATCAAAATCCATCATGCGCCTACCGGAAAATGGAGGCAATGGCGGCACGGCTATTAAATCCCTTACGCGCCCAATATTCGTTGAAAACCACTCGGTAATTGCCGGGGGAGGTGGTGGCGGTGGCGGTTTGGGCGCGTACAAAAATGGCGGTGACTATAATTTTGTCGTTGGCGGCGGCGGTACAGGCGGCGGTGCGCCGTTTGGTCGAAGATCGCCCAACGAATCAACCTATAGTATGTATTTAGAAGATACAGTTATCACTGATAAAAAACTGCCATTACCGGATGATGGGCGTTTTTATAAAATCTTATTGCAACGGGTTAGCGGCTCGCTAGCTAACTGGTCAGGCTCGTCTGGTGATTATGCTTATGGAGCAGAATACACGGCATCGGACATTAATGAAACGCGCGGCATTCATGTTGAGATATCGACAGCAGCAGATCGTCAAGCCAGCGCAAACTTCAAAAATTACCGCGTTGCGCATCTAGCTGGCTATATTCCTTATAATCCGCTTGTACTTACTATGTCGCAGTCGGCAACTGAAACCGCAAAAGGTATCGGTGGCGCTAACCTAGCTGCATCGACATACAGTAATACCGCTGCTACCAATGAGTATCCTGCAAGCGATAACCCTGCATTCACCAAAGGTGGCGATGGCGGTGGCTTTGGTGAGAATGGTCAAACCGGCTTGTTTGACAAAATCTATCGTTACAACCCAAATGCCGAACAGGGCAGTCGATTGGTTGATAGCACCGTAGCCGAAACCAGTTGGTATATTGCACCAGCCAGCGGTGGGCTTGCCGGTTACGTCAAGGAAGGTAGTGTGACCATCAATAATTTATCGAGCGGTACCACTAAAGGTCGATAATATATGAAAAATATCTACTTAAACGCTGTCAGAACCCACGTTGACTTACTGGTACGCCGTGCGCGTACCGATAAGTTGATTGTGTGGGATATAGGCACCGATGAAATCCATGATCCAACGCTCATAGCTTACCGTGCTTATGGCAATCGTGATGATGCTGATGTTGTAATGCTATGCGCTGGCACGAATAGAATAGGTGAGGCGCTACCGAATAAACGCATCTACTTGCCATTACCCGCCAGCCTAGCGCAAATCAAGCGTACTTATGCCAGTAGTGAGGTGATTAATGGCTGAACCTACCAACTATCTCAGTGAAGAGCGTGAGGACTCGACAAGCTGGCAGGATCGCAAAACCAATGCCATGACGCTTGACGAGCTTAGGCAATGGCGATTGCGTACTGGTAAGAGCGTGGGCGATCAGCGTAAACATGCCAGCACTCATAACAAGTACCTCAAAGAAACGATGCAGGATATCGAGGCTGGCAAGCGGCTAAATAATCGCCAACTTGCCTCGCTTATCAAGTCCGCAAAAAGCCGTGCTGGTATCAGTGCCAGCGAGCTACTTGAGTTCACATTAGGCGATACCAAGCGTAATAACGAGCTTAAGAAAACCATGAACGCGGCGGTGCTTGATGCCTACCTTGCCAATGTCAAAGCGGCATCAAACAAGTTTTTAGGTGGCATCACCCCAACCGATGTTATCAATCAATCAAGGCGTGAAGATATCAACCGCGCCAATACTCAGATATTTCTAGCCAGCGTTTTTAAGCGCCAGGGTAACATCATTAAGTTTGTTACTAATGCTGGTATTGGTAGCCCAGACACGCATCATTATGTCTCAGTGCAATTACTAGATTATCCTGAGCTACTACTAGGCCGTACCCGTGCGCCTAGTGTGGTCGATGTCAAAAAAGCGGTCATTGATGGCAAGATTAACTTTGATTGCGATTGTGGCCGTCACCGCTACTGGTATCGCTACCTTGCCACTGTGGGCAAATATAACTTTGGCATAGACGAGAACCGCTATCCCAGTACACGAAATCCTAAAGGTTCTGGGGTAGCTTGCAAACACGTATTGCGAGTCATGAAGCATCTTATGAGTCCTCACATGATTGCTAAGGTGAAAGGATATGCAACAGACGATATCGCTAAGGCAAGCAATAAGATCAAGCCGCATCGTCAAACGTCTAAGCAGTTAGAGCGCGAAGCGGCAAGGCAGACCGAGGCGCTAAACAATTGGAATGGTCGTCTTCACTGGTCGAAAAAGATTAAGCAGGAAGCGCTTAAGGCTGAAAAACAGATCAAGGCGGAGCAAAAACGAGTGCAAGCCAAATCGCCTAATCAGCCGACACAAGCGGAGCGTGCCAGCTATCACTATGCGAAAAAACGTATAGGCAAAAAAGGTGTGCCTGATAGCTGGAATAAGACGTATAAGGCTGAAATTGAAAGTTACAACAAGAAATGGGGTGCAAGATGAGTTTAAGAATAGAGAATACGCTAGTTGCTAATGGTCAAGCGCTCACTAATCGTATCATTACCTTGCGCAGTCAATCGGTGATCCCTGTCTTTGCCTTTAGGCGCGTGGTGCTACCAGTTAATGCGGGTGATGATAGTCGTGATTTTGTCACCTGGTCAGGACTGGGTACGGTGAGTGATAATGATGAGCATGCTATCGACTATGAGCCGCTAGGTCATGCAATGGTATTGATCCTTGATAGCTTAGGCGGCGCATTTCATGATGGTGGTATGTTTGTCACCTCAGAAGAGCTAAGCTCAATGGCGCTCGTTGAGCCATATGATATTTTACTAGAAGGTGATGACCGTATTAAACTAAAGCCAGACTGGACGCCTGAGAAGGGTGATCTATTATGCTTTATGCTTAACAACCACAAGGAATATCATGAGGTTACTGGTATAATGGGACAGTCGATGCTGGCAAGTCAGGGTAAAAAATATGCCCTGTCTCAGCGCTTTGATCTTAACTATCTTGATGCGTTTAACGAGCAAGATATTGATGATGTGGCAGTGCCCTATAAGTAACAATATTGTTTATAATAATTTTGTTAAAAAATTAAGGTTAAGGATAATTGACCATGATTAACTACATTGAAGTTGGTAAGCTGGTTCCCGCTAATAAAAAAATCACAAAGCATAAGTGTTGGGGTGTGTTTGATACGTTGTGGGATGAAGTACAGCGCAATTATGCCGATAGAGAGGACTTGGCAGGTTTTAGCAAAAACGACTGGCGCAGCGCTTATGATCGCGCCTTACATTTTGACGGCTTGGACAGTTTCGTTATAAGCACGCCAAGCCTTGTGGTGCTGGACGTGATCGTCAATAATTTTTTACTGGGCTATTGTCATCACGAATGGGTTAAGCATTGTAACCGCGCAGGGTATTTAATGGCCGCGCCAGCCATGTTTAAACCTAACAATATTCCGACACGCGTAAACTTTAAAGACGGTAAAGGCTGGCAAGCGCTTAGAGGTGTGGTTAGATTTACGCCACCAACTATGAATTAATGGAGTGATGTATGACTAATCGCCAGCAAGAAGAGTTGGATTTTAAGCAGTTGCATATCGATTTTATGGATGCCTTAGATAAGGCTGATCGTTGGAAGTACATGAAACAAGTCGACCCTAGTGTACAGCCTGATGTATGGCAAGAGTGTTTAGGTGTGGCGCTCGACAAACTAAATGGCATAAAAGCTCCGACGCATCGCGGTTTCTCGGCTATTCATTTTCGTAACGAGATAGATTTGTGCAGAATGTTTTTACTAGGTCGAGAGTCTTATTTGAATAAGCAAGGTGAAACTATGCTAAATAAGCCTGAGTTTAGATAACTAGCATCTCATAAAAGTCTTATTCTGAATGACAAGACTTTTAGTCTCTCAGAAACAACCATCAAGCCAGCCTAACCGCTGGCTTTTTGCTGTATGGAACACCCCTAAACGAGCTGTTTGGCTAGGCATTACTATAACTATATCAGTTATCTGTAATCACCCGACCAAACCAATCGTATAGGATTATCCCCATGCAAGAGAAACAAGCACGAGAGTTAAACGATGCCGCCCATAAAGAGGTGCAAGCCACGCGCGGTATCATGCACATTTTTACCAACAAAGCCAACGCGGGTCAAGAAGTCGCCGCGTTTGATTCTATGCTCGCGCAGAATGAACACTCTGATCGTAGCGTGGGCTTTAACAAGCTACCGTCATCTATGCAGCGTATGCTTAGTCATCCCGTTATCAAGGATCATCCTGAAGCGGTTTTTGATGGTATCAGTGAAGGTATTATTGAGTACAAGCGCCGTAACGGTGGCGAAGAGCCATCAGCCTATGTTGTAGCTGCTGCCCTTGCGACTGCTGCCATGCCTTTTGGTGGCGCTGACCAGTATGATGATACGGTAGAGCCTACTTTTGACAGCCTATCTTTAGGTCATCACGAAGCATTATCAGTCGTGCCAGCCGCAACACAAGTGGTTATCACTTATGGTATCGCTAACAGCTTGCCGCTAGTATCTATGCTACCTAACCCTATGGGTTCAAATGAGCTACCTATCGTATTCGGTACGGCGGTCGCTGGCATGGATATGGGCGTTATGCGTGAAGGTGATGCAATGGACGGCGATAAAGCCGGTATGCCTTACACTGAAAACCGTCATATCCTAACGATGGATAAAGGCGCAACTGGTGCGTTTAGTTTAACCTCGCATGTGGCCTACACTGCCAATGTTAAAGCAGATAGTACAACTCAGTTTATTGTTGATACGTCATCTAAAAAAGCGCCATTCCTAGGCGGGCGTGTTTCTATCTTCGTCAAAGGCATTAAGATTGCTAGCGATGAGAGCCGTAACCATCCAACCAATAAAGGCGTCAGCACTCTACAGCCTATCGATAAGATTAATGTTGGTACCGATACTTATATCGTAACAAGCGCTACCGCTGATCTTGATACGCATGAGATTAACGTACAGTTCGATATCTCTGCTGGTGCTGAGCCTGCTGAGGGCGACGTAACCGTTGAAATTTTCTTCGACTATGAGCGTAAAGCGAATGGCGTACAGATTTTAACTGAGCCGTCAATCGATATGGAATTTGGTCATCGTTCAATCTATGCCTTCCCTAGTCGTTCGCGCTCAGTCGCCACTATTGATGCTATCACGCAGTTAATGAACGAGCTTGGTTTATCTTGGTTCGGTGCTGTGCAGACTATTGCTATGCAAAAGCAATATTTTGAGCAGACGGGCCGCTTGCTTCGTACCGCTATCAATCTATGCTTAGCGGATCAAGACCCTGAAACTGGCCGTGTAGTGACGTTTAACTTTACTAAAAATGGTGTATCACCAACTAATTTAGCTGATGCGTTTGCTAACATCAATATTGAGCTTGGTAATGCGCGTACACGTCTTTCAACAGCGATTAACCTGGCGGTCGGTGGTTATGACTTGTACGTATCAGATCGCGGGCAAGCCTTCTTCTCAGGCATGAATGGCGAAAACTACCTACCTACTGGTGAAAGTGCTGGCGATCAGACGAGCATTTACCGTATTGGTACGCTTAAAGCCAGCGGTGCTAACGTCTACTACGTGCCTAAGTCTATGGGCGTATTTAATGAGACAGCCGGTTCTACCACCGCGCATGCTTTGCTAGTGCCACGCGCAATCAGCCCAGCACAAGCACCATTTGTCGGTATGGTCGCCGTACCACCTATGGTTATGACCTCTAACGGCAATGCGTATGAGAAAGACGTGGCTATCTATAGCCGTACTGCTGCTGAAACGAACCCAATCCCTCGTTTTGCCAACCAGTTCATGCTTATTGAGATGATTAACTTGCCAGCGTAATAAGCCGCTCGCAAACAATCAAAACGGTATAGCCACTAAAACCTTGTTGTCATAGCTGGCAGCAAGGTTTTTTAACTAAATATATTAAGATTTATTACCCATTACAAGGATCAACCTCATGTCAGAAGCAAAGGCGCTACCCGACAATATCAAGGCGTTTGAACAAAGCCCTGAATTTAAAAAAGTGTACGACAACAACACTGTAGACAAGCTTGAAATACAGCTTATAGAAGCCGACGTTGAGTTCTTGAGCGCAGACAATAAAGCCGCCCTAGTGTGGCGCTTACTTGACCATCAAGGCACGCTTGAGAGTAATAATGACACAGAAACTAAAGACGATACTAAAGAAGTTGTTAATGGCGCTCAGACTACTGATAGCAGCGCTGATGACGATACTAGCGTTGATACTGATACTGGTGGTAACGGCGGTAGCGATAGCGATACTAGCAACTCTAATGAATCAGTAACCTCAATCAACAAAGGTGATAGCAATGAAAATGCACAGACGGCTCAAGACGATACTAGCGATAAGCATAGCGCTCAGGTCGATGGTAAGGCAAACACCGATGCCGGCTCCGATAGCGCAAGCACGGACGACAGCGAAAAGTCTGATGAAGTGGCTGACACTGCCGACAGTGATGCGCCGTCGAATACTGGTAACAGCAATGACATTAGCGCAGACGAAGCTAACCAGCCAGCAAAAACAGGCGATAAAGCAGCCAATAGTAGCTCAGTACCCACTGACAAAGCGCCTACCAAAACGGCCGTAAGTGAGCTTGAGTACGTGGAAGTCAAAAATAATGGCGGCTTTAATATGCTAGAGCCTGCTACCGGTACATTGGTGACCGCTGGCGAGACCACTAAAGTCTACATCAAAGGTTATGCCACCAAAGAGCAGGTGCTACGCAATATCACTCAGTACAATCACACCCGTGGTAATAAGTTGACCGTTACCAACTAAGCGCTATTTTATTGAGTGGCTGCAACTGGCTTGTGGTTACTCATCCCAAATCAAACTATCAAGGAATCACCATGATTGAGAGCAATATTTTAGGCGCAGCGGTTGGCATTCAAAACCAAGGCGTTATAGATAAAACAGAAGGCACAAATTTACCATCGACAGGGGGTGCAGTTATTGCTGGCAAGTTCAGACGTGGGCGCATGGATAAGCCGTTTACTGTTACTAAGGATAACTATAAAGCCCTATTAGGTCATGAGCCGTCCAACCCAAGCTATCAAGCGGTCGAGGATTGCTTTAATCGCGGCGTGAGTCAGGTTGAGATCCGAAGGGTAGGTGCGCTGGGAAAGTAGTAGCGCCTCAAGTAGGTGGAGCTATTGCTGATTTTGACTTCGCTGTGATTAGATATAAGTGGCTAGTTTCGGCAGGAAGAGATTTAGATGTAAGGGTTTCTATGAAGAAGCCTGACAGACAAGATCAGGTTGTAGGTTGGAAAAGACTTGATACAGACAATGGGTATTTGACATGGAACGGCGACAATACGACTGATGGAGTTGAAGCAATACTTGTTGATCTAAGTAAGTTGGCGGCAGACTACCCCGATCAAGAAAATGTGGAAGTGATTTTGAGCGCATTTTGGTACGGCTCTGTTGGCGGAGGGGACGTAACTATTGAGTTTGCAAGCTATAAAGGAGGTGTTATGAATAAGTCGGGATTTGACTTTGCCAATAGTGGTGGCGAACTGGTTGACAGGAAAGTTTTAGATGTTAATACCAAGAAACCAAAAGGCGAAGATGCTTCTGGCAATAATGGCGAGCACCTTGCTACATTGGCCTTCAACTTAAACACCAAATCAGGCTTCTTATCCAAAACGGTTAAGTAGCTTTATTACCGAAATGTATTAAAATCCATAAAAAACCTTGTGCTGCTGCTTGTAGTGCAAGGTTTTTACTAGGGGGCGTTATGATTGAGAGTGATGTTTTAGGCGCGGCCGCTGGCGTGCAAAATCAAGCCGGCAGCAATAAGTTGAATAGCAATGTTATGCCAACACTGGTTTGTAGTGTGGTTATCGGTTGCTTTAAACGTGGGCGCATGGATAAGCCGTTTACTGTTACTAAGGATAACTACAAAGCATTACTAGGGGATGATCCGTTTAACCCTAGCTACACAGTGATTGATGACGCTTTTATCGCTGGTGCAAGTGAGATTATGATTATGCGTGTAGGCAGCATGGTAGGCGCAGCGCCTCCTATCACACCAGAAGTACCTAGCAATAAACCCGCTAGCGTCATAATTTCGGGCACGATAAAGGTAGGTGAAACCCTTACTGCAACAGTAACAGATGCAAATGGCGTACCAAGTAGCGCGACTTACCAATGGTACGCAGACGGCGCGGCAATATTAGGCGCAACAACTAAGGATTGCACGCTAAATACAGCTCAAGTAGGCAAGGTTATCACTGTCAAGGCAGAATTTACTGACAACGATGGGTATAGCGAGTCGGTAACGAGTAGCGCAAGTGTGCCAGTAGAGCCTGATATCGACCTAACAGTTAACAACATTGGCGTACAAGGCACATCAATGTTCGCCGTTGGCCTCACAGACACATTGCCGCTTGGTATGTCAGAAATGACAGGCACAACCACAGCAGGACACGAAAACTACGGCAACTATCAGTACAGTGACGGTTCAATCATGTGCTGGATTCCTCAGTTTTATTATCGTTGGGGTGCAGCCGACAGCCCTCGCACCACTGAATACGGTGCAAACTCGCTGGATGTTAAATCTAAGCACGACTTTGTAGACATAGCAGCAGCTAATGCCGCAGGATATGCGTTACATCGTGCGTTCTACGATGATGGACAAATCAAAGACGGCTTTTTTGTTGATAAATATCAAGCGAGTAATAACGGCGGTATTGCAAGTTCAGTTAAAAATGGCATCCCGCTATCATCATCTAGCTCAAACGCGCCATTTAGCGGGTTAACAGGCTCACCGTCTAATACCTTTGCGGGCGCTATAGATGCGGTTAAGACCCGTGGCGGAGCGTTCTTTGTTACGACACTTTTTGTGCAGCGGGCATTATCACTACTTAGCATGGCTCACGCGCAAGCGGCAACGAGTATTGATAACTGCGCGTGGTATGACAGCACAGGCATTGCTAATTATCCAAAAGGCTGTAATAACGACGCGCTGGGCAATGTTAATGATGCAACGGTTGAGTATAAAGCAACAGGCTATCTAAAAGCTGGCAAAACAGGCTCAGCACTACCGTTTGCTAAAACAACGCATAATGGTCAAGCCAATGGCGTAGCAGACATCAACGGTAATATGTACGAGATTTGCTTGGGTGTGACACAGCGGTCAGGCACGTTCTACGCGCTTAAAACCACAGCTAAAGCATCTGCACTAACCAGTGGCACGACCGCAGCTAATGATGCATGGGGTGCAGCGGGTATTGCAGCAAACTACGAGTCGCTCGGGGCAAGTATTGGTGCGCTAACAGGTACGTCTGGCGGTATGGCTACAGGTAACGCTACTAATAAAGTATTTTCTAGCGCGACATCAGGTAAAGAGTGGCAGGCATCATGTGCAGGTATTCCTCTTGCTACTGGCGTTAGCGCGTCAGGTACGGATCTATTTGGTCATGACCTTTTTTACCATAAGCGTGTTGATGATATGTGCCCAGGTCTAGGTGGCTTTTGGCGCAGCAATGTGGGGTCTGGGGTGTGGAGGTCGGATTGGGATTATATTCGTACGACTAGCAAGGATTTTGGTGGCGTGCGGGCGGCTTTGTACAGCGTTTGACTGAGCTATAATCCGATGGAACACCCCTAAACCCCTAACCTTAACCCTGCCTATACTTGTGTCATACCAACACAGTATAGGCATTTTACCATGACCCCTCAGACCCTAGTTTTAAGCATACTCGCTGCGTCTATTACGCTAAGCGATACCGCTGACCCTTCAGCACTTGCCAGCATTGAGATGACCACGCACTACGCCTTTGATGACAATGTTATTGCCACCATCGTAGCGATTGATGAAAAGTCCGCTGTCACTACCGCTGATCCACTAAACAATATCGTTTTTAAAATCGAGCTACGCGATAAGATTGATAACAGTCTAATCACGCAAATGCAAGGTCGCTTGTTCACGGGCGGCGGTGCTGAGGCGCTAGAAGAGCGGCACCCTAACGACTTTGCTTATATCACCAGTAAACTGGATTTTTACGGTGCGCTCGATAGTGAGTATGACTTCTTTGAAAGTGTTAAGACTAAATATACCGTCGCTCAAGCTGCTGCCATTAAAACAGCACTTACAGCCAACAATATTTTAAACCAGATGGGCGACTATCGCACCAAAAGCAAAACTATTGCCGTGCCAGCCACAGCCGTCGTGCCAGCAACCGCTGATGAGCTAAAACGCACCTTGCTAGATATGAAGGATCAGCCGCGCTACTTAGTGTGTGCTGAGACGGATAGCTTACCGCATATCGAAGCATTGGCTGAGGTGATGGATAAGACTAACTGCCATGTGATGGTCGACGTGGGCAATTTAACCAGTTGGGAGCTTGTCACCGCATTTGCTGAGTCTATCAGTATCGACGACCATCGCTTAACGCTTTACTGGAACCCTAACAAGTCACGCCCAAGCAATGCGACAACCGTGCTGGCACGTAAGAAGTGGCGTCCTTGCGTTGGCGACTTATTAGCGCAAACACTACTACGCAATGCGCGTACCAATAGCTCAGGCATTCCACCGATCAACCGTCCAGTAGCGGGTTATGACTTCCCGTTGGCGTTTCGTGACATGGAAAAAATGGCAGGCGTATCGCTTGATGAAGAGGCGCAAAACGCACTTGCCAGCGCTGGCGTGAACGTGGTTATCAATGAGCGCTTTGAAGGCGGTGATCGTTGGATCTATGGTGACGCGCTCACTCAGTACGATAGCGAAAACAGCGCCTTACGCTTAACCAATAGCGCTGAGATTGAGACTTACACCACAAACCTTGTGTTGTCTATCGTCAAAAAGCACATGCTAAAAGGTATGACCAGCTTTGTACGTGATGCTCAGGATGAATGCAGCCGTGCGCTTGATGCGTGTGTATCAGCAGGACTGCTAGTACAACCCTCTGAGCTTAGTGGTCTGTATTATCTATTGCAAATTACGCCACGCGCTGATGATCCGTTTAGTAAAGCGGATATTAAGTTTAGCCGTCGCCCTGAAGGATGCGCCCGTCAAGTGTTCTTTGAAGGCACTGTTACTAAGTAACCATTATCAACAACCTTGTTTATTGGCGTCATACCCTGGCGCTAGTCACAACCTTTTTTATTTACAACCTCACATTAAAAGGATTAAATCATGTCACGCGATTTTATTACCCAGCGCCGCCTTAATCGTCAATACGACCAAGCGCAAGCGCAGTTCGATGCTTTAACCCCGCAAGAAGCCGCCGATAAGATGGAGCTTGATCCTATCTCTGAGCGCATGGCAATTACAGCGACCAGCCAGATGCGCCTTGCTGGCTTATATGTCGCCTTTATGCTATCCGCCATACTAACTGATAGCGAGTATAGCGATGAAGATTTGCTACCTAGTGAAGTGCTAGACGGCCTTATGATTGAAGTATTTACCGATGATGACGATGACGATAGCGACATGGATGAGATTGACGAAAACGTCCGCATTGTCTTATCGGCTCACGTATCAGACGCACTATCAACGCTAGGCGTTGAAGACGCGGTTATCGCTGATCTGTTCGATGACGATATTGAAGTGGCTGATGCAGCTTGCTTGGCTGCCGCTGAGGGCGTACTTGAGAATACGCCAGATGACGGTAAAGCACTTGATGAATTCGTCGCAGGTTTTGCTTATAGCAATGGCGATGAAGAAGAAGATGAAGAAATTTTTGACGGTATGGGTAATGAATACCAGTTTGACGCTGCTAAGAAAAAACTGCGCGCTGGCAAGAAAACCGTTAAAAAGGTCAATGGTAAAACATTGGTCTATAAAGCCGTTAAGGCCATCCGTAACGGCAAGAAGGTCACGATCAATAAGCGCATTAGCGGTAAAGTCAAACTAAATGCTAGCCAGCGAGCCGGACTGAAAAAAGCACGTCGCAAGGCTGGTACGTCCTCCGCTATTCGTAAGCAGATGCGCTCGTTTGGTAAGGGGTTGCGAGCTAATATCTACAAAGGCAATCCAGCACGATTAAAAGCACTGCAAACCGCAGGTCGCCATCGTCAATCTAAGACTCTAGGCCAAACAAGAGGCTGATAACCTAAAAGCAAACATAAAACCCGGTCAGTAATGGCTGGGTTTTTGCCATCTGGCGCTATGGAACACACCAAATGAGCCAGCGCGGACAGCGATACAATAGATCAATCAGCAACTATCTATCTAGGCTCATTATGAAACTATCCGATATCACCGAAAAAACACCAATCGTTAAAGACTTTGTGGCGCAGCTCAAAAAATCCACCAAGCAAGCCATCCCTATTGTTGAGGTTGGCAAAACCGCGCGCGTCTCAGGCGCCAGCGCTCGACCTGTCGATATGGTGCTAGAGAACGGGCAGAGCGTTAAAGTATACTTGCGCGTGGTCAGTGCTAAAGATGAAAACGGCAAGGATGTTGAGCGTTTTGATATCTTCCGTATTGATATTAACGGCAAGTCAATACCGCTATCAGGCGACTACGACAACAGCTATAAACCCTCCTTTGATGCCTCAGTGACCGCGCTTGGTAATATGCTACGCACCGGCCAAAACGCTTTTGATAAAAAACGAGCCAAACAAAAGATACGCAAGCCACGCACGGGTCCCGCACCTAAGAATAAAACCCAGCAGTTAAACGAGCTGGTCAATGATGCAGGTGAGCTTGATAAGACCATCGATATTAAGACCAAAGAGAAGGCAGGGCTTGAGCAGCAACTCGCCAATCTAACCAGCCAGCCGTAAGCTGACACAAGCCACGTATTGTAAGGATTGTTATGCAAAACAGCTATATTGTCGATGCGTTTTTATCTGGCACCGTTTGGGTATCGCTTATCTATCTATACTTTGCTTGCCGATCACGGGTCGTTGAGCTTAATGCCTTGGTCACGCCTGACTCATTTTTGACGGCAATCACCAGGTTATGGAAATTATCCATTGTCATAGCCACGCCTTTTATCGCCATTCTTAGTTTTATGTTGTGGCGCTTTTATGGCCTCATGCTGGCAAGTCAGACGTGGGGTGCAGGCGGTATAGGGCTTTTGGTTGTCATGTTTGCGGTAGGCGCTCCTATGGTGTGGCTGTATGTGCTACTGGTGTGCGTCAAGCATAGCCGCTTTGTTGGTTCTGTTGAGGTAGCTGATGACAACAAGTCAGCACCGCAGCCAAGCACTGCTAGGGGCGCTTACTCATGATTGATGCAGATGAAATCAAAGCGATGGTCAATCACTGGCTCGATACCCCACCAAACGGCTATTTTGGTCAGAGCTATGGCGCTGATGTGCCTAATATGCTGCTACGTGAGCTGTCTAGCGACAATGCAGACAAGCTCCTTAAAAAGCTACGTCTTGATATACCGCTACTCAATCAACTTGATGACAGCCAGCTTAGTATTAGTACCGAGACCCGCGGCTTTGACAAGCTCTACGTGTACCTATTTATTGGCAACATTGCGATAGATTTAGGTGAAGCCAAAACCGAAAATTCAGATCAGGATTATTACGATGTCCGAGCGCAATAAGATACTTGAGAGTATCAACAGTCATATTAACGACTATCCAGAGATAGCTGAACGCTGGCGAGCAGGGGATCCAACCGTGCGTGCCATGCTGACCTCTATCGTTGAGGCGGTCGTCTTTTTAAAGCGTGATAACGATGTCAATGCCATTGAGCCGTTTATTAAGTCAAAAAATCGCACCATTATTGCTGACGCTATCAACAAAGGCATACTGCCCGTTGCCACGCCTTGCCAGCATAAAATAACGATTGAGAACAGAGCCGCCGCCACGCTTACCTTATCGCAAGGGCGGCTTATTGAAGATGGTACGGGCAGACAATGGCGGCTACTAGCAGCAGTTACCGTGGCAAGCGGTGCGTCTAAAACGGTACTGGCTGAACAAAGTGTCGTGAATCGTGTCGATATGACCATACCGCTTAATGAGCCGTTTTATACCGCTGGCTTATCGACCACAGATGACGCTTACTTTGCAGGCATTAGTGTCGTTAATACCACCACAGGCGAGGTTTATCAGCACACGCCAAACTTTATGAACGCAGGCATCAACATGCCAGCCTACACGCTGCAAAGTGACAATCTTACCAATATTAATGTGATATTTGGTGCAAGCTATAGAGCTGGCAAGACGGTGCAGGCAGGTGAGGTGTACCAGATAGCTATTACTCAGTGCTACGGAGAGGTTGATCCTAGCAGTTTAAGACAAGCCGCGCTTAGTGAGATCAATGTCAGTGACGAGAGCCAGTTAAACCTATATTTTAAAGCGGGTGACATGGTGCGGGCAGGGGCTAACCCTTTGACTATTAATCAGCTAAGATTGCTTGCCAGCTTCCCATCTATGTATGACCGAAACGCGGTCTTTATGGGTAACTTTACCTTTTTGGTGATGCAGCATTTTATGAACCGTTTTGACTATATGGCGATATGGAATGAAACCATCCATGAGCGCTACTATGGCGTGAATGTGAGTAACATTAACCACTTAAACCTAACGGTCGTTGCTAAGTCTGGCAATGCGGGTGAGCGTGAGCAGCTTATTGCAGATATTAAGCAACTGGTGGCAAGGGCTGATAGCTTGCTTGATGGTCGCGTCAGGGTGAAGGCGGTGGCATTGCGTCCTTATCAGATTGGCATTACAGGTAGGCTTGCCGCTGTACATGATATTGACTCAGTACGCACGCAGATCAAAGAGCTATTATTGGCGGAGTATGGCAAAGGCTCATTGGCTGCTATTCACCATAATGCAGATGGCTTTAACTTGCAGGAGATTGCTACGCGCATACGCTCAACGATAAGCGCCTTTCAAGATCGCATTAGTGATTTTACGGTCAGTGGTGAGGATGTGGCAAGCCAGCCCGTAAAGCCGCATGAATGGGCGTTTTTAGATACCGATAGCATCACCATCAACTTAACCCGTACTGCTGATAGCGGTAATGCTATATGGACGATGTGATATGGACAATACAACCCTTAGCGCTAGTGACTTTTTAGCGCCACTTGCCTTTACTCATAAGGCGGGCGAGCTTGAGCGGGCAATGGCAGGTGTTTTTACTACTGTGGTTCAAGAGCACCAGGTAAATCAGCTCAATGATATCTATAGTTATGGTGTGCCGTGGCTTGGTAGCGCCACTGTGGTTGAGCGCTTTACCAAGCTTAACGGCTTGGCAGTGCTACGTCGCAATGACGGGGGCTTGTCCGATAAACTTATGAGCACTATTTATGCCAACTGGGAGTCGATGGCAAGCGAGCGCGGACTGGCTTTTTTGCAATTCATGCTTGATATGCTGTACCCAAATCAGAATAAAATAGTTAGGCTTTGGCACTCGATAGCGCAGGCAGGTAGCTATCCTTTGTATTTAAGTGAGTCGCAAGGGGTGCGAAAATTTTTGACCAGCCGCATTCGCATCAAGATTGACTCTGATATTGATATCACTGAGCTATCAGAGCTTGCACCCACGCTATCTCGCTTGGTGCCGTGGCAGATTGTGCCAGAGGTGGCTGTTAGTATCGATACTGAAGACATGGGCGTTCAGGTTGCGCTGGCAGGTGAGATATTTCAAGTCGCTAACTTTTCGCCCTTTTAGTGGTATAATAACTATGTGGCTAGGGCAGGCTTAATTACCCTGTTTGAAAGAGTGAAACGCTTATCACTTTGCCACACCTACCTAATAAGCGATTACCAAAGCGAGTAATGATATGATTAAAAGAAAATTAAAGCCAACTGTGCACGGCGTTGGTTATGTGGGTATTGGCGACTTTAAACCGTCGAAAAATGGAGTAGACACCAAAGAGTATTCGGTTTGGAAGGGTATGTTAAAAAGGTGTTATAGTGAAAAATTTATTCAAAAAAATCCAACATACAAAGGCTGTACCGTTTGTGAGGAGTGGCACAACTTTCAATCTTTTGCAGAATGGTTTGTTTCACAAAAGAACCACAATTGTAATTATCACTTAGATAAAGATATACTTTGTGATGGTAATAAGATTTATTCCCCTGAACGCTGTGTTTTAGCGCCAATACAAATAAACTCCCTGCTAGTAGATAGTCGAGCCTCAAGAGGGGTGTATCCTATAGGCGTTGGTTATAGTAAGTCCAAAGAGCGATATCAGGCTTACATTACTATCGACGGAAAACAAAAGCATCTTGGTTACTATGGCGATTTAGATAGCGCATCTAAAGCCTACAGGTCAGCTAAACATGCAAACATAAAGCGCGTGGCATTAAAATGGAAAGGTAGTATCGATAAAAGCCTATTTGATGCTTTAATCAAAAGGTTGGAGCAATACAGCTAAAAGTCGGATTACACCCCCGATTGCCACACCTTATAGGGTGTTTTATCTGAATAGGTGTTAATAATATGGGATTAGATATTACAGCATACAAAGGCGTCAAAAAACTAGGTGAACCTATTTTTGATGCGGATGGCGACGAGATAGGCATCAAAAGTGGTAAGGTTAAACTTGCTGATGGACGAGAAGTAGAAACATTTACCGATATTTCTGATGTAGATTTTACCAAGCCTTATAGCGCCCCCAGCTTTCCGTTCCATCTTGGCGATTTAGATGATAGTGTTGTTTACAGTTACGATGATGCTATATCACCTTTTAGTTGCGGCTATATTGGCTACGCTTACTTTAAAGACGACTTGGCGCGAATTGCGGGCTATGAATCAGGCGCCCATCTAGGGTTAAAAAACTTTGACGACCGACCTTATATGGCAACCGTTATCTACGATTACGAGATAGAGAAAAAAGAACGCGGTTTGTTATCCGACTTACTTTATTTTTCTGATGGCGAAGGCTCTATTTGTAATAGCTATTGCCAAAAAATACTTGCAGACTTAAAAGCTATCGAGCATAGAAAAGGTGAGTTAAGCGAAAGACACCAAAGCTTATTTGACGCCATGTTAGAAACTTTTGCTTTTGCGAGTAATGACGGGTTCGTAGACTTTCACTAAAACACACTTAAAATCAAACAAGACCCCACCTAACCGTGGGGTTTTTTACGCCCGTCCTCCACTGGAACACCCCTAAACACGCCCGCCCAAAGCAAGTCAAAATAGCCTTATTACTTATTACATCATAGGGCTACTCATGAGAACCAAAACTCCCAGCGCTCAGGCGTACCGCAAACAGTACGAAACCGCAAAATCATTAGGTGCAGCTATGCTGGCATGTAATGCGGTTTTAGTGCCAGAGGGCTACAACGATATATACATGCTTATTCAAAACTTTCAGCGCCCTATCATGAGTCATAACGATAGTGCGGATGTTGACTATGCGCGTGGTCTACAGGCACACGTTGCAGGCACACTTAAAACCAACTTTGAGGGTCAGTGGACGCTGATTGAAACTGAATCGGGCGCTATTTCTAAATTCGCTGAAGAGATTGCGGTCAAGCATGGCGGTATCTTGCCGCTAGTACGCATCTATGACGGCTTTATCGGTGATGGCGATAACATCAAAGGCAGCCGTGAGTATGAATTAATTGATTGCGCCATTACCTTTACTGATGGCGGTGGTGAGATTGATGCAGCCAGTCGTAGCCAGATATTGCAGGTGCAAGCCTCATGCCGTTATAACTATTTTGGTCAGTCTGGCAAGATTGGTGCAACTGGTAGCGGTGCCGATGTTTTTGCTAACACACTGGTCAGTGCGCTAAATAATCTTGGCGGTCTAACCCCGCAGTTTAACTCAAACGATGTGACTATCTTCGGGTAAGGCCAATCTATGAGCACCACTGACACAGACGCCCATCACGTTATTGGATCGCTGAAAGACGCTAGCGACGAGCTGTACGACGAGCTGTTAACGACCGGCTCGTCGGTTATGCTTAGTGATATCGTTAAAATTATGATCGTGAATACCAAGAAATACGCTGGCTGGTCAGGTGAATTGCAGTATTGTCCTAAAGATGACACCTCATGCGTTAAGCCGCTACTCACAATCACTGAAAACACGGTTTTAGGCGTGGACGACTGGCTCATACTAGAGCCAGTGGTTCGCGCTCATTGCGACCTTGTGCAAGCCCGCCGCATGGAGGGAGCACAGAATTTAGGCGTACAACCCGCTGGCATGTCATCAAGCGAGGCGCTGCAATATTACAAAGATTCGCTTGAGTTGATGAAGCGTGAGGCATTCCAGTGTCAGCCGTTTAGTGTTGAGGTTCCCGAAAATAACGCCTTAGACGAGTTTTTTAAAGATAAATTTTGGAGTACAACATGGCGGAAACTATAGAGGTTTTAGCGTTTTTTGAGTCTATTGGGTTGGCGGTAGTTGATAACATGCCAAGCGATGATAAAAATCTATGAACATTCAGCTCGAAGATGGCAGTCAAATCGGCACCAATCTAATTAGCGCAATCTATCGCACTGATCTTGTGCCCGTACCTGTCACCATTGAGCTTGTCGTCAAAGCGGATGATCGATTGCATAAGCTATTATTAATTGATAAGACGCTGACCACCCCTAAAGACGTGTCGCTGACCATCGTTAAATCACAAGTTATCAATGAGCAATCTATCAAGGCTGGCAAGCGCATTGCCGCGCTGCATATCATTGCCGTCTTATCAGGATGCGAGACACTGCTAGGCGTCACCAAAAAGGCAGTCAGCCTAGATAATACCAGCTTTAACGAGGTGTACCGCGCATTGGGCGCTAAAGTCCGCATTAAAAAAGACATCAAACTTGCCAGCTTTATTTGCCTGAAAGGTCAGATGCCAACCGTGGCCATTGCTAAAGCACTGCAAAAAGAGTCGGCGGTTATTTGTCATACTGATAACGGTTTGTCAGTCATCCGCCTAAACGAGCTAATGGTAGGCGCTACTGTTATGTTCGATAAAAGCGCGGTTCAATGGATCAACAATCCCAATGCTATCAGGCACGGCAACGTCAATTATCTGTCTATTGATGACAATGGCTCGGATATATTAGGGTCAGCACGGACTGAGCGCTCAATAGAATACTACCCACGAGCAGACAACCGCGAGCTACAGAACTTGCGGCGCATACTTATCACCAAAGCCACTATTACTCGCCAGCTCGACGAGCGCTTGGACGCAGGCAAGCTTATAACGGTTGACAACAAAACATTGGTAGCCTTAACCGCCGCACACCGATTCGAGTCAGGAGCGTTAGGCGGTCCCGCTGTTATGGCAACAAAAGCGTGGCTTGCTGGCGTGGAGGATAGATCATGAGTCTTGTATCACCATACATACACCCCGCCAAACTTATCAGCTACGACAACACCAATCGCACGGCTAAAGTTTCTATCGCAGGGCTTACGGATGGCGTAGAAGAGGGTATCACCGCCATGATTGCCTACCCGATAGGCGATGATGACATGGACACAGAGCGCGAGCTGCTGGCAGGTGCGGACGTTTGGGTATTCTTTGAGCAAGGCGATACCACCATGCCAGTGATCGCCTTTTACCGTCGTCACGGGCAAGGGCGAGCGCTTGTGGATATCCGCCGCATACGTCAAGAAAATATCGAGCTGCTGGCACGATCAGCGATTACCCTTGATGCTAAAGACTTGGTACACATTAAAGCCAAAACCATCACTATTGATGCAACCACCGTCAATCTTAATGCCAGTAACTTTAATATCACCGCAGAAACCAGCGTCAAAGGCAACATCAAACAAGCTGGAAACTACTCAATGCAAGGCAATCAGTCAATCACTGGCAGCCATACCGTCAACGGCAATAGCACCTCTTACGGCAACCAGACAATCAATGGCAGTGTGTCTGCCACAGGCGATATCAAGGCGGGCGGTATATCGCTTAAATCTCATAAACATGGCGGCGTGAAGTCGGGCGGCAGCTCAACCAGTGACCCACAATAACATTTGCTAGAACACAGCTTAATAGGCGTAAAACATGAAACTACTTAATACCATGGCAAACATGCTGATTAGCAATCGTGAGATGAAGCGGTCTGCCACGCCAGCTAGCATTGGTGATGTCAACCGCCAGTATGAAGCGCTTAATCAGATGGAGCTTGGCACCTTTAACAGCCCTGAGAACGCGCCGCGAACCCGTCAAGATATCTACTCAACGTGGGAGCTGATGCAAAAGGACCCACAAATAGCAGAGGCATTAAGCTTGCATGTTACGGCAGCACTCGGCGGGCATGAAACCACGGGTGACATGATATTTATTACCCCGCATGAGCGCGTGCGCGGCAAAGGTCGCCGTGCTAAAGAATTGCGCGATAAGGTCGAGCGTGAGGCATTGCATATTGCGCCCATTATTAACCGATACGCCTTTACCTTAGCCCGCCAAGCCATCGCCTATGGGGACAGCTACGCACGTATCTATACCGACAAACGCAAGGGCGTGGTTGGGCTTATGAACAATCGTCATACTGCGCCATCACTTATTATGCCGTTTGAGCAGGCAGGCGAGACCGTCGGCTTTCACGGGCTTGAAGAGGAGGACTACGAGCGCTCTATTGCCAAACTGACCCCTAGGCAGCTATTGCGCGTCAAGATGCAGCGCATTGAAGTTATCCCGCAGATGACCATGCAGGTATGGCAAGACAGAAAAACACTGATCTACAATGAGCGCTGTGACAACCCTATCTTGCCAGCGGAAATCGGCGGATCGTTTCTCTATCCAGTAGAGAAGCCGTGGAAGGATGTTGTTATTAGCCTTGCAGGACTGAACAATCAGCAAATAGCCGATAGTGTCAAACAAGCCTTTTTGACCGTCAACATGGAGGGGATGCCACCTAAGCAGCAAAACAAATATAAAGAAAGCGTCACTAAGATGCTGACCAACTACCGCGATCAGATACAAGAGGCGTTTAAAGGCGGTGAGGCATTACACGGCACCAAATATCATGTGTTGCCGCAATGGGGTGATAAGCAGATATTGCAATCAGTAGGGGATTTATCACAGCGCAATATGCCACTAAACCCTGAAACGCTCATGCTCAACCTTCGCCGCGTGGCAGGTGGTCTGGGGATTGATTTATCCTTAGTCGGTTGGGCGGATATGCTGGCAGGCGGACTGGGTGATGGCGCATCTTTTCAAACGTCCGCACAAATTATGCGTCGATCTAACCTTATTCGCACCTCGTTAATTGACGCCTTTAATCACTTAATGAGCATTCATTGGGGTATTAAGTACGGGGAATATTTTGACGCTAAAGAGTACCCGTGGCAGTTTGACTTCTTCTCAGATGCCGGAGCCGCTACCGCGCAAGCACTAAGCAATAAGCAAAACAAAGCCAACACACTGACTATCGAGATGCAGGCAGTGCAGATGATAAAGGACTTGGGGCTTGGTAAAGAGGCGACACAACTCATGCTTGAAGACCGCTTGGATTACGACTTAGCTTTTGCTGAAAAAGTTGCTATTGCAATCACCGCGCCACCAATGGGCGAAGAGGGCTTGCCAGCAGGGATGCCGCAACCTCCTAGTAATGCTGATATGAGCAATAATCCTGAAGACGACGACTTGCCAGATGGCCTAGACGATATGGAGGATGACTATGAGGACTGATCTAGTGCAAGGGCTAATCGCTAGCAAAAATGATGTTGGGCGCGTAAAAGTAGGTACGGCAACCAATTCGCAGTACATGCAGTCTTTACAGTTACTCTATGGTAAATTACGGGTACATGAAGCGTTATTGCAGTGTATGTATGTGGTCAAGATTGAAGATATATTCGGCAATGGCTCTAACATTCCTTGGTTTAGAGATAAAACATTATGCTACCTAGCAACTGAGGCGGATATGTCGCTGGGTAGCGCTGATAGCGAGACCTTTTACGCTGGCTCGTATCAAGCAGGGTATCTGACGCAAAAAACAGCCGATGATATGGATGTGACGTTTATTGAGACCATCAATGGCGATATATCCAATTCCTACCGAGATTGTCACAAACTTGCCTTTAATGACGATGGCACGGTGAACGAGTCTAAAAAATACGCATTTAAGTTAAGTGTTGGCCTTATCAATCATAAAAAACCCAACAGCGAGCCAGTTATCACAAGGTCGTGGTTGGTTGGTGCCAAAAGCGCCCGTCCTGAGATTAGTAGTACGGGGCGTAGTGAGATTGTCAAAGTGCCAGTAACCTTTCAGAAGCTCAGGCCACTTATGTTTGAGCGATGATATCTCTTAGCTAATAACCCACTCTTTGAAGTGGGTTTTTCTTTGCCTAACATTCAGCGGAACACCCCCGCTGCATAGCCGCCAAACCTTGTCACAATAAACCTATCTTATTATCCCTAACAAACATAGGCGTCCTGCAATGGCATATATCACACTCAATAAAGCGCATACTCACCATAAAACAACTATCAATGGTCAGCCTACTAGCCAGTATAGCCGCTACGAAACAGGTTTAATCACTGGCAACAAGCGAGACTTGCCAGCCATTCTAGCGGATAGTACGGGCAGTGACGGCTATAGTTTTGATAGTGCAGTCGGTAGTGCTGATGATAGCTGGCACGTATTAAACGCCTTTGATAAACAGGGCTTGTATGTCGATAGTATTGCGGTTGGCGGCGCTATGGATGCCGATCACGCTACCGTGGTAGCGCGCACCCAGCTTGACAGCCTAGGCGCAGCTAACCTAAAAGTGATTGGTGAGGGATTGGTTCAGTTTGACAGTATCAATCAATCGAACGCTGGCACGTTTTCAGTTGACGCCATCAACAAGCTTATGGACAACCCTTCGCAAGATAAAAACTACCTACCGATCATTACCGCCTCAGAGCTTGCTTATGAAGCTGATCGCGTTACCTTTGACAGTGTGGAGTGGGGCGAAGGAGCAGAGCTATTAAGCCATGACGGGCGTGATAGCACACTCATGCTAGACATGACTCGTGCCGATACTCGCAGCGACTTAGTAAACGAATTTGAGCTTGCAGACGTACTCGACTTGCTGGGCGCTGAACCTGAGCAGAGCTTTGATGCCTTGATGGACACCAAAAACCGTTTAGGGCTATTGAAAGATCGCTTATATAACGCGATGAGCCGTGCCGGTAACGATACGGTATCAGTTACTAATGTCACTGAAACCAAGCCATTTAAGCGCCAGGGCGTGACTAATATTGCCTTTGTGTTTGATCTATCAGACGGTCAAAAATTGTCTATCTGGTTCCACAATCCAGACAGTACGCCATCCAAGTTAATGCCAAGCGATATCATGATTAGCTGGAAATGGATGTTAAACAAGCGTGATGTGACCGCCGCATTATCACCAAAACAAGGTGATAACGTCCAGTTGCCTGCGCTGGCAAGTCGAATCATGCGCGTAGCTGCCAAGAACTCTATGCCATTTAAGCGTACACAAGCCAAGCGCTTAAAGCTAGATAATGAGCTAGCAGAAGCAAAAATGACGATTGAAAATAAGACTGCCACTATCGAGCAGTTGGATCAAGATATTGCCAGCCTAAATAGCCAGATTGATGCGGCTATGAAAGCGCCTAAAGTTGAGCCAGCGGTTAATAATTCTGATATTGAAGCAAATAACCCGTCATTGAATGGCACGGACAGCGCATTATCCGAAAAGTTGAATCTAAGCGCTAAAGACTTAAATGCTTTTAATGCAGGCTTATCCGAACATGACACTGTTAATATCGATGGTTATGCCGATAAGATCAAAAGAAAGCAAAAGCAGTTAGACGATCAAGGCGTGTCCTATGTGGGTCAAAGTGAATTTCAAAATCTTATCAACAATGGCGATGAGCCGGGACTATCTGAGCAGAAGCAAAAAGAGACTATAGACAACTTAATAAAAGACGCTGAGAACCTTCGTGATAAAAAAATAGGTCCATCAAAAATTGTTGGTGCAGGCTACAAAGATGCTCGATCAGTCGCTTTTAAGTGGTTGGCAAAAACAATAAAAATGGACCAAGAAGCTTTTAACGGCGATGTTGCAGGTTTTAATAACATTATCAACATGAGCAATTATATTATTTATTTAGGCCAACAGTTAAGTGGCAGCAACAATGAAGGTGCAGCGGCAGATAACGCGACTGACACCGAAGCAGATATAGCACTAGCCAGACCAAGTCAAATGGAAGAGCTTAAAAACCTTAGAAACTTAGCGCCTAAGTCTGGCGAGGCTATAAAATCAGATGATCCGGACGCTATTGAGAAGCTAGAAGCTAAACTGGGTTACTTGCAAGCGTTTGCAGCCGTGATGCGTACTGCTAACAAGCATGTGCGTAAAGGTGATGACGCCGCGCTTAGCAAGATGGGTTTAAATGATAAAGAAATCGCAACCCTAAAAGAGCCTGATTATGCGGGTCGAACCGGCTTTGCTGATTATCAGATGACCAACAACAACGGTGAAATGGGGCGTATCAAGAAGCGCTTGAAAGGTCTTTATCGTGAGCGCGAATTAGAGCAGGCTGAAAATATCGATAGCGATCCAGCTAGCCAGCCAAGCCAAAATATGACATCCGCTGAGATTGATGCTATTGAACTTGAGGCATTCAAAGCCTTTACGGTTAGTAATGATTTTTGGAATAAACCTACATCGGTTGTCCAAGCGTTAAGCGAGAGTGACTTCAATCGCTTATCAGAGTCATTAACAGACGTTAATTACCATAAAGAAAATGCTTTTTTTAAGGCAAAACGCACCGGCGATCAATCTTTGATTAATAAAACCATGTTTGATTTGCAAAATAGCGCTGAAGATGCCGCCGTATTACCAGATGGTTACGATGTCGATACCGCAAGCAATGATGCGATTATTAACGACACTAGAATACAGTCGCTAATCACTGACTTAGGTTTAACGCTTACATCTAGTGAGAATAACGAGTACGAGTACGGTACAAAAACCGATAATAGCGCTTTTTCGTTTAAGCTGAAGCACGGTGAGCTATCAACCGTTTATTTTGTTCAAAACGGCGATGGCAGCAATCTAAATAACGCAATGACTGAGGTTAGCGATATAGACGGGTTTATCACTCAAGCAAAAGATATGCACGCTAAATACATGGCTTTACTAGGTGAGGATAATACGCCTGATCCTGACAACACGCCAACCAACCCCAACAACAAAAAGATAGTTAAAGGCAAGTCAAACAAAGCTAAAACACCCAAAGGCACCAAAATTGAAAGCGTCTTTGCTTTAGTTGATGCTAAATTCCTGATTGCCTCGCATACCGCAAACGGTAGTAAAAACCCTAAATACCCGCAAGAGCTACAGCCGCGTGATCGTGCGCGTGAATCTTCTATTGCATGGGTACAAAAAACCTCAAGAGAGCTTGATCCTGAGAGCTTAGGTCGTACTGGCCGTGTTGATACCGGCGCGCCTATCGTTGGTGATGATCTAGTGGTAGAAAGCGGCAACGGTCGCACTATTGCGATCAAGATGGCTTACGCCAATGGCGATGCTAGCGAGTACAGAGAATGGCTTGCTGAGAACGCTGATATGTTCGGTATGACCGCTAAGCAAGTAGAGAGCTATAAGCAGCCTATTCTTGTGCGTATGCGTACCACGCAAGTGAACCGCAGCGAGTTTGCAGTAGAAGCGAACCAAGACGACAAACTAAGCTTTACCGCCTCAGAACGCGCCAAATCAGATGCTAAGCGGGTTAATGCTGGCATGTTAGAGCTATTCGATCCTAGCGAGTCAGGCGACATCTTAGCCGCCAGTAACCGCCCATTCGTAAAATCGTTTCTAGCCAGCCTAGGCGCGACAGAAGCAGCGCAATATACCGACAGTAACGGCAATCCAACTCAAGCGCTAGTCGCTCGCATTAAAGGCGCATTGTTCAGTAAAGCCTATGACGATGACCGCTTGCTTGAGATGATGGCAGATCAAACAAAGCCTGAGCTACAAAACACCCTAAACGCCCTAACAATGGCCGCGCCTAAGTTTGTAGCAGCACAAGCGGTCAACCGTAGTGACGCGCAGGACTTGGCTGAAAAAGTGGTTGATAGTGTCGAGCAGTCGCTAAGCGACGAGGTTAAAAACGCCATTGTTGATGCCACCAACATGATTATGAACGCCAAGCTTAGCAATCAAGATATTAAAGAATACGTGCTGCAACAAGGGTTGTTTGAGCAAGTGGACGATGCCACCGCTGAACTGGCCGTATTTCTTGCCGCTAATGCTCGTAGCGCCAAGAAAATGACTGAGTATTTTAATGCAATGGCAAGCTATATCGAGCAAGACAGCGTGAGCCGTCAAAACCTTGATATGTTTGGCGAGCCTGAGCCGTTATCGCTCGCTGATGTGATTGCTCATGCCAATAGCAAAGCCAATGACAATACCGACACCATAGGATCACTTGATATGTTTAATGAGACGGTAGTAGAAGAAGCGGTAGTGACTGACAACCAAGCTACCACAAGCGACAAGAATTACTCATCCAGCAACCCTTATGCTGCTTACGCTAATGATGACGAAGATGCTATGAATAACGCCGACCAATGGGAGGCCAGAGAGCCGCTAACAGAAAACCGTTTGGATCAGTTTAACAAAATGGCAGAATCGCTTGGTTTTAGCACCTTTATCGAATCAAGACATGCAGGCTTAGGGGTATTCCAAGCAGCCAAAGAAGTATCTAATCGCAAGGTCGAGATTGACGGTAAATTCAAAAACAATGACAGCCAGTCATCAAAAGAAGCGCCTAGAGACTTCACTATCGAAAAATCTGAAAACGGAAACATTGTTGATTACCAGTACACCAACGACTTATCAGATTATATTAAAAAGGCGAACGACTGGCTAAATCAAGCCAGCCCACTAGACGACTTCAGCACAGCTAACCTAGCCGCCAAAGTTGACGGTATAGTCGCTGAGATCAACTCAGACGACTTTGACCCAGAGATTTTTGATGTTGATGCGCTAAGTGCTATTGCAGATGAGGCTGAGGGCAATAGCGAGCTTACCGCAAAACTTGAGGCTGCAAGTGAGGTGTATCAAAACAAGTTGATCGCAGTTGCTATGCAAGCTATGTCTGATATGGCGGGCAAGTAATGCCAAACGCGCCAGCCACTAATAAAAACAAGACTACCAATGGCAATACCATTGGTAGCACTTGGGGCGAGAAGGGATTAAACAAAAACCTTCTTGTCAAAATACGGCCAGTAATCGAGGGCAATATTGAAGGCGGGCAAGGGGCGCAGACTTATGACGCTGATGCTAGTCAGCCCACGGTTGAGTCCATCTTTGAGGATGCTGAATTTACCATTGAATCGCAGTACAGCACGCCTTTTGAGTCGAGCAACCCTGAAGGTCGTCTTCCTAACTTAATGGGTATGATCCAGTCAGGGCAAGCCGCTGCTGCTGGTTACAGTATATTTGCTGCTGCTGGCGGCGGCGTAGTCGCTGATGTGGCTGACGCGGCGGCTAACTTCATTGGCGCCAAAGACGTTATTGAGTCGGGACAAGCCGAACTAGAAGGACTGATGGGTAAGTCCAACTTCACCAAGCTCAATAGCCGCCAAATTTTCACCTCATCAAACTCAATACGCATTACTGGCAGCCTTGTCTTTCAGGCATGGAGCGACGCCGCAACCGAGGTTGAGGCAGCGGTAAGCCAGTTGCAGCGCTGGGCGTCCGCTAAGAGCTTGTCAAAAACATCATTGATTGTCGGTGCGCTTGATGAAGGGTTGTCGGCTATGTTCCCCTCAGAAATACCGCCAATGGTGCAACTTCAATACGGTGGTAAAACCTATAAGCCGATGGTGATTGAGAGTGTATCAGCACCCATCACCGCCCCTATGACCAAAGACGGCAATCGTATCGCTGTCAAAGTGCAAGTCACTTTCTTGTCCCTCACCGCATGGGATCAACAAAATATCATAGACATGAGCCGCTAACCCAAAAGAGACCATCATGGAAACCACTTTAGATGTACAGCTTTTAGAGACCAGTATATTACTGCCCGACCTTCAGATAGGGCAAGCAATGGATATTGCCAAGATACCCGTGGCATTCAATGAAAAACGATTGAGCGCCATGATCTCGCACTTAACGGGCAATCCTAGCTTGGCTGGCAAGTTAACCGCACAAGAGCGTTATTTTGTCCTACTTAATCACCAAGCGATATCGCAAAGCCAGCATATCGGGGACAGTGATATTGATGGTTACGCCCTGCCTACTATTCAGTCGGATGTGCCAAAGTGCCACCAAGTAGGTGATATGTATGTTAATCACTTGCTAGGTGCTCATGTGGTCGTGCTTGAGGGTATTTGCGAGAATGTCTACGACTGGATTATCGGACAAATGGCCTGCCAGCTTAGCGGTGATATCTCATCCGTGATTGGCGGCGACAGTAGCGACAATCTCAAGTGGGATGTGATTGATGCTGGCATGACTGAAAACGAGATTAACGAGGCGATACAAGGCCGTATTAAGTTTATAGAGACGCTAAGCGCTAACGACGATTTTAATATCTTGCATGATGCTTATAGCATAGGGGTTGATGCCCTATCTCATTTTTTAATACTAGGCTGTGAAAACAAAGGTTTAACCGTTATTAGCCAAGGAGGTGATGGCGCTGGCGAGCCGTCACGATTTCTCACCCTTGATAGCTTACAAGGGATCGCCAGAGTTATTGCAGAGTGCGTTGCTTGATGATGCGTTTGTGATGGTGGAACACGGCAATATGAGCTTGCCAGAAGCGCTTAAAATAGGACTATCTTTTTTAACAATGTACAAAACATCGTCAAGTTTTGATTTAGTGTCTAAGCGCCTAGAAAGCGAGCATCTACATAAAATTGCTGTTATTAGTCGTCTTGATGCCATTATTAAAACCAATCAGAGCCGTAGATGATGCCGTCAAATTACAACAGTAGTTATATTTAATCATCAATTTAATTGGGATAGACAATGCCAGACAAATACTATTCAGCTGTGCAGACAACCAAACTACTGGCATTGTCAGGTAGCGGTACGGTTATTAGCGCAGTCAGTGTGATGGTACAACTCAATGAGCCTCACACCTTTTTATATCTAAGTTTACCGTATTGGTATTTTTTAGTAGCGACAATTTTACTGGTTTTTGTGGGCGCAGGGCTTGCAATGACCAACGATTACATGAAGAAGCAAGGCACATTTTGGGGCAATCTGCTGCTAGCGATAGTGGTTGGTTTTATCATCTCATTCGTTATCTTGCCAGCAATCAATGACAAGCCAACGGTCGTCATTATGATGCTAACCGCTTTTTTTGGTGGACTACTTGGTACGATATTTTTACGCATGATACTAGAATTGTCAGCAGATGACGATCTCAAGGTGGGTGTTCAGTCTATTGTTAAAAACCTTATCCTAAAATGGATCAATAGATTCTCAGGGGGTGATAAGTGATACCTATCATCAACACATTATTAGCTTTTACTGGCCTCATGATATGCACCTGTTTTTTATTGTCAGATCGATTCAATACAACATCAAAAGAAACCCTTGGACAGTTGGGCGGCTGGATTATCGTATGGATATTCTTAGTCTCAGCGTCACTACCAAGCAGTAGTTTTGAGCCGTCGTGGTCTACCACAGCAGCTCGAACAATCGTTTTGATTTTAAATATTTGGCACTTTAAAAAGTTGATTATTAGGCGATGCAAAAGAGCGCACGGCCTACGCAAACCAATTAAACAAAAAGAGGTGTAATCATGGCAATTATTGAAATGCAAAAAGAGCTGGGCGTACTTGCTGATGGTTGGTGGGGCGGTGACTCGCAACGAGCCTACCTAGCACAAGGCAAACAGCTTGATTTTAACTGGGCTTATCTGAGACGCAAGCTAGCAGGCTCTTTTAGTCAATCTCAAGTAGATGGCTTTAACCGGATTATGGCTGCGTGCAACCGCGCCAAGCTATCGCCGCAGCACGCCGCCTATATTCTAGCGACTGTATGGCATGAGAGCGCCACAACCATGACTCCTATTAATGAGCATGGCAAGGGTCGCAAAAAGCGTTATGGTCAATGGTTTAAAAACAGCAAAGGGGTTGTTTATGGCATTCGTAATGGCAATCTTAGCCGTCCCGCCTACCTAAAGTCCGATTATCCTCACCTATTTTTTGGGCGCGGGGATTGCCAGCTTACGTGGCTCGATAACTATATCAAGTTGGGGTTAATACTAGGCGTAGACCTTGCTAACAATCCTGATCTTGCGCTTGACCCCGATATTTCAGCCGATATTTTAGTGATTGGATCAATGCGAGGGCTGTTTACGGGTAAGAGTATTCCGCATTATGTTACGTTTGGCACTTTTAATGAGTTTGTGCTGGCACGTTATGTCATCAATGGACGTGATAAGCGCGATCTTATTGCTGGGTATGCTAAAACCATTATGACCGCTATGCAACTAAAAGACGATGCTATTTGTGCTGAGTCTTTGCTGGTCGCTTAAAAGCAGCTTTGACTAACAACCAAAAACCCCGCCTAAATGGTGGGGTTTTTATTGCAAGGCTGTGGAACACACTAAAAGCTGGCAAGTCGTTACACCTCATAATAAGGAATCGATAACACCAACTAGGCCATAAGATATGAAAGAGAAACTTGCTAGATTAAAACGACTACAAACCGCGCTTGCCAGCCTAAAAGCGGCCAATGATATTAAAAGCCGTATAGCCGCCGCTAAAGAGCTGACCGCTGTGCTAAAAGAGCTTGGCGCGTTTGCTAAAGCTAAGCCGCTAGATAGCACAGCGCCTACCAGTAAAGACGCTACTACCAAAAAGATAGTTAATCGAACCACTATCGCTATTCCAGACAAGCCAGCCGCCCGTCAAAAAGCCAATGACACTGCTATCGCTTTACTGGATGAGATACAAGGTAAAGGCTTAACCCGTGACGATCTAACTGATGAGCAAATAGAGGTTTTAGCTAAATATACCGGTAGTGGTGGCGGATTAACCGCTAAAGATGGTCGCCGCGGGTCAGCTTATGAATATTACACGCCTGAAGCAGTCGCGCAGTCTGTTTGGGATTTAGCAAGTGAGATGGGTTTTAGTGGCGGCAAGGTGCTTGATCCGAGTGCTGGCACGGGCATTTTCGCAGCAACCAGCCCAGAAAGCGCAGTCGTAGATAGTATTGAGCTTGATGAGACATCAGGCGGTATTGCTCAGATACTAAACGATGGTGAGCGCAGTAAAACGATTATCTCTCCTTTTGAGGCGCAAGCCGCGCTTATCGCTGATGACAGCCTTGATATGGTAGTGACCAATGTACCCTTTGGTGACAATAAGACACGCGGGGCTAATGCAACGCTTGATAAAGCCTATCAAAAAGAGTCGCTTGAGAATTACTTTATCTTACGATCACTTGAAAAGGTGAAGCATGGCGGCCTCGCTATATTTGTGACACCAACGTCCGTAGTATCTGGCAAAAAAGCGGATAAGAAAAAGTTGCGCAAGCTCACTAGCTTAAAAGCTGACTTTTTGGGCGCGTATCGCTTGCCTACCAGTGTGTTTGAGCAGACGGGCGCGGACGTGGTAACAGACGTTATCGTTTATCGTAAACATAGCCGCGATGCTATAGAGCAAATTAACGACTTATACCAAGCGGGTGATATTGACGCCCTCGTTAACAGCAACGTGCTATGGGATGGCTATTTAAGCGGCAATTACTTTAAAAAGGCTGAGCATAAGCGCTTTATTTTAGGCGATGTGGTTAGTGAAAAAGATCGCTGGGGCAAAATGGCTGAAAAAGTCGTTAGCACTAAAAAGACACCTGAAATTGCCAAAATGATGAAAAAGTTTGGTGACAGCCGTATTGATTGGAATATGCTAGGCGCGGCTGGCGCTGAGATTATCGACTATAAAAACGGTGATGTAGTATTTCAAGACGGCAAGCAGTTAGAGTATCAAGACGGACGCTGGCAGGCGATAGAAAAAGAAGTGACTAGCACCGAGCTTGAAATACAACAGCAGCTTGCCAGCATGGGTAGCGCTATCGACATGGTGATGGCTCGCGTGACCTATGAGCAGATAAGCGCCACGTTTGAGTATAGCCAAAAAACTGGTCAAGCAGGATTGATCCCTAGCGATGCTTTGTCCATGTTAGATCGCGCCTCAAAGAGCGTGACTTCTGATCGCGCGGCTGCATGGAACTGCGTATTGTGTGCGCAAGCTATCCGGGAGGCTATTGAGCTACATGAATACGGCTATGACTTTAAGAATGGCGAGCCTGAAATCACAGATTTTATGAAATACGCGTTTTTGGATGGCAAAAACACTAAGTTATCTGGTGACGCTAAGCAAGATCATAAATTCGTAGCACTGTATTATGCCAATGGCAAGTATAACGATGCTTGGCTTGGTAATATCAATAGCGAGGTTGTCGATAATGGCGCCGCTAAGAGCTATCAAAGCGTTATTGCGCGTATGCAGTACGAAAACAAAAGTCTTTACGTCACCCCTGAGCAGTTAAAACAGATTGATCCCGCCGCTGATCCAATCAGTAACGATGACTGGTTTACTAATCATGATGGCAGTCAGATTATCGCCGCTAATGACTTCTTAGTTGGTAGTTTGTCAGACCGCTTAAAAGATATCGATAATCAGATTGAACTTACTAATGATGAGCAGATTAAAGCCAAACTAATTAAGCAAAAATCCATTGCTCGTGACAGCGTGGCGCGTATCGATGTTAAGCGCCTTGAGCTTGATCTTCGCACCCCGCTTATTAGTGCTGAAGATAAGGTAAGGTTTTTAAAGCAAACGGTCCATAAAGACGCTTTTGTCGCTTATAACGCACAAGGTCGCGGCATTGCAGATATCGATATTAAAGGCAGTAGCACCAAAGACAGCCTTGAGAAAAAAGACAAGGATAAGCTATATAACCGTATCGGTGACTGGCTTGGCAAAGGAACTGTCACGCTAGGCAGCGTTAAGCTTGAGACTATGAGTCAACGTGACGCCCTAAACTGGATGACGGAGCAGATCAATACCGCAAACATCAAGTTTAATTCATGGGTTAAGGCCAATAAAAACATCATGTCAGGTCTTGAGGCTATGATGACCAATGAGGACAATTTATACTTTACTCAAAACGCAGATGAGACGCCGATTGACATTGCTGGCATGAATCCAGCGCTTAGTTTGCATGGCTATCAAAATGCCGAAGTGCGCAAACAAGGTCGCTTCTTTGGTGGTATTAACGGCTTCAGTGTTGGACTTGGTAAAACATTTACCTCACTTGCCAGCGTGCAGCATGTGCATAATATTGGCGTTAAAAAGAAAACGATTTTTGTGGTCCCTAATAGCGTGCTGTCCAACTGGCGTAAAGAGGCTACCTTCGCCTATCAGAACACCGATGATTGTATTTTTATAGGCTTACGCGAGGACGGCGAAAAATTCCGTGTCATGTCAAACAAATATGACGAGGACTTGCTGGCTGCTATCGATGGCAAGTACCGAAAAATATTCATGACGCTTGAGGCATTCAAGCGCATTCGCTTGAAGGACAACACGCTAGGCGATTATGCGGACTACATCAAGCAAAACGATACCGCTTTTGCTGAAAAAGAGCTGCAAAAAGATGACGAAAAGGTAAACGGTTTAACCGCTGAGCTTATCGAGCGTTTGACAATGAACAGTAATGCGCCATTTTTGGAGGACATGCGCGTAGATAGCGTGGTGATTGATGAGGCTCATGCCTTTAAAAACTCTATTACAGCGCCTAACACCGATGACCGTATTAAATATCTATCACAGCCTGGTCAATCAGCGCGTGGTGAGGATGCACAAGCCAAGCTTTGGTATGTACGTGGCAGCACGCCTAATAATGATGGTGTGCAGCTACTCACAGCGACGCCTATTACCAATAGTCCGCTTGAGATTTACTCTATGTTATCGCTGGCAAGTGGCCGTAATACGATTAATAAAATGTGTGGCGGTATAAACGGTGCTGATGACTTCATTCAGATCATGTGCCAAATTCAAGAGGAGGTTATGCCAACCATTGATGGCGGCGAACGCTCGCAAAACGTCTTTACTGGTATTCGTAACGCTAATATATTGCGTACCGTCATCGGATCAAACGCGGTCATTAAAGACGCGCAAGATGTCGGTATGTCAGTGGTTATACCGGACCGTGAAGAGGTCGCTACTGAGGTTAATTTAGGTAAAGGGGTAATGGATCAACTTCGTATGTTCCAAGATGCTTATACCGTCGCTAAACAGCTTGAGAAAGATCAGCTGGATAATGAGCTTGCAGATATCAATCATCCGCAAAGCCCGTTTAACCCCAATAGCCCGTTTAGCATTATTCAGAAAAAATACGGTGAGGAAGTGGAGCTTATGGCTCATCCGTTTAACTTGATCCGCAAAATGGATGTGATGATTGCAGATAGCGAGTTTAGCGAAATGGCAACCTTCTACGACTTCGAGAAGTCACAAGAAAAGCTTGCGCAATCAGTCATTGATAAGTTCAATAAAAAAGCGTACTCAGACAGCCGTAAACGCTTAAGCCCTTACACTGACAAGGAAAATGCTGAAGCGGTCTACACTAAAGACGGTGATACAAAGGTTTTCAAAGAGTATAAAATCACAGTTGAGGCTAAGATTGTGCTGCATGATGGGCGCAAACGTATTGTTGTTGACACCTTGAACGGTAAGACGCAATCGAGATTTGAAGATATTGCAGACAAAGATAAACTTAATCTCGATGTGACTACCTCCGCCAAAATAGCCGCTATGCTTGAAAACTTTAAGACTGAGCAGGCAGAGCCGCGCGGTGCTAACTCAGATGGTACTGCTAGCAATATCGTTAAGCAGATTATCTTTTGCGATCATCTATTTTTGCATAACAAGATTAAAAAATTAATTGCTAAGCGGGCAGGCGTGCCAGCCAGCAAAATAGCTATCATTACCGGGCAGATCAACAATGAGCCGGATGAGATGATCGACATTCAAGATGGGTTTAATGCTGAGAGTGATGATAATCAATACCAGGTTATTATTGCCAACAAAAAAGCTGAGGTTGGTATTAACTTGCAGCGTGGTACGCAAGCAATCCACCACTTAACAACCGGTTGGACCCCTGATAGCTTAGAGCAGCGTAACGGACGTGGTGCCCGCCAAGGTAACAAGACGCAAAAGGTTGCTATTTATCATTACGATGCTGATGGCACGTTTGATGAGTTTAAGCGCACGATGATCGATAAAAAAGATGAATGGATCAGCAGCGTCTTAAAAGACGATGGTAAAAATACCATTGAGGTCACGGGTAGCATCTCACGTACTGAGCAAGACGCGCTTATCGCTACAATGGGTAACAAGGAGGCCATGCGCGAGTATCAAACCACTAAGGACGCCAAAGAGAAAGAGGTCAGATATAACGCCGCCGTTAAGCGCCAAAGTATCAATATGGACGTAGTGCGTGAGCAGGCTAGCATGATGGCTGATCTTACTATCGATAAATTCTATGAGCAGGCTGTTATCAATGTAGTCAGTCTTATTCGTGACAATAGAACACTACTTACCAAAAATCAGAAATCTACCGCTAAAGCTGATACTCGCAAAAAGAATGAGCTGCTTTATGAGAACTCGAAACAGATCGCGCTTGATCAGTTAAGCGATATCTTGAACTCAGTAGGCGTGCAGCGCTACGATAAGGCCGAGGATTGGGATAGAACGCATAAGTATGTCCCGGTTGGCAGTATCGTTAGCCCTGATACTTCTGCTAACAATATCTATATCAGCATAATGAATGATACTACTGAGTACCCACCAAGCAAGACAGATGAGTGGGCCAAGAAGTTTTCTAATATGCAGATTTTAGGCAGCTCTTATAATCATAGTAACGATAAACTTATTATCAACGAGGGCAGCATCTATCAAGCGGCTTATGATGAGGTTAAAGAAACCGCTGAAGGACTTATTAATCAGTCCGTTATTGCGGCCAACTATATCGCTGAAGAGACGGGGATTGATGGTATTAGCTTGCCCGCTAACGCTGGCGAGCTAATCGCTAGAAAAGAGGCTGTCATTGTTAATGGCGTTTATATCCAAGTCGGATCAATCGTCATTAAACCGCAAGGGGCCGATAAACCTGATGATATTTATCTCGCTCGTATGGATGATGGTAAACTTACACTGAGTAAGGTTGGCAAAGCTTCTTTTGGTGGTACTTACTCTGTATCAAATAACACGCCATCCATTACCATGTTTATCGAGGCTGACATGGTGATTAATCCTAATAGCAGCCGCTACTTGAGTGCGATCAAGCAAATAGCCGCCTTTGAAGATAGTTTGCATCTACAAGGCGCTTTAAAGCCGCTGTCATTTAAGTATAGCGACGTGTTGCCAGAAGTCGCAGAATACCGCGATGATAGCATCAGACCTATCTGGAATATGAGTGCAGACTTTGGCGGCAGTCATGCCAACATTGAAAACAGTCCTATAGCTATCATGTTGCCCTTGTTTGTTTTGAACGCTGGTACGCCATTTGCTAAAGCCATGCTGACACAGTATGCAAAGTACGGCTTTGAGATTAATATTGATAACGGAACCTTTATCACTAAAGACGATGTTACCGTTAAGCGCGCTCACTACTACCCAGGGCAAACCGATTACTTTAACGCTGTTACTGATATTATTAAAAATAGCGGGGTTAAGATTACAGCAAGCGATAAAGAAATTATTGATAACGATCGTATCCCTTATGCCATACTAAAAGAAAATAGCGCTGCTACTTTTGACGCTGTAGAGGCTGCCAAAGCATCGATAACGGCTGAGACTGATCCGGCAAGCTTTAATAAGATGGCTATAGATGTTTTCGATAACTATTTGTATGATGATAAGTATATCGACAAAGGACTTAGCGACGATGTTAAGCTAGCATTAATCAATGCCGCTTATAAAGATGCCTCACCTGGCTATATCAGATCATTTGATGTGATAGAGTATTTTTCTGAAGCGTTAAAAAAAGCTGTTATCAGTGAAGCGGTAAGCAAGGCGGCAAAAAATGGTGATAGCGTCGAGCAGTTTTCAGAAAATCTAGGTTTGGATGGATCAAAACTGCAAGCGATTTTAGATGGCGGGGCGACTGAGCATAATATTAATGAGTTTGGACGCTTTGATAAACTAAAAAGCACGGTCGACAAAGAAAAGGCAAAGGCGTATTTTGAGGCTTTTGAAGGTGGTAGTATTACCGCGCTCAAGACCAATATGAAAGTCGACTCCACATTGAGATCGTTTATATTGAGCAATAGCAAGGCGGCGGATGGTGAAGGCGATAGCGGTATTGCACCGGGTACAATAGTCTATATTGGCGGTGAAACCATGGCTAATAAGAAAACCATCAAGGCTTATGCCAAGTCGCACGGCGTAGTGATTAGAGGCACAGTGCAAAAAGCATACTGGGACGGCCCCAATAGCGTATGGGTAACAAGTTTTATAGCATGGCAGAAAATGATAGAAGATAGACCGGCCCTAGCAGACGAACTCACCATACAAACTAAAATATAAGGGATATTTATGAATTATTTATTTGATAAAGATGATCTAGCAGATAGAACGCAAGCCACTATCAAGTCGCTTGCTAAAAATAAGCCAGACGTAAATTTTACTGAGTTTGCTGCTAGCGTGATATTTGATCGCCTAAAGAGCAATATACAGCGATACCGCGTTTATGGTCCTTATTGGTGGGCACTAAAAGACGTGCTACGCCGTATGGATTATAACGTAGGCGATGAGACGGATAGCGACATGGCTGGCAAGTATTGCGGAAGTAGTGACGCTGAAACACTGGTAGCAGCGGACGCCTTTTATCTTGATATGAGTAAAACCAAGCCAGTCAACAACAATACCTGGACGCTTGATGATCGCAAGCGTGACTACGTGCTATATGATAGCGATATGGAAGAGCGCACCAGCGTAGCGGATAGCACACTCGCTTACTAATAGTTATTAATATATCGCCAACAAAAAGCCCATCTATTAACTTAGGCGGGCTTTTTTATTGCCTAATGTATTTTATACAGCTTTTCGATAACCTCATCTTGTGTAAAACCAGCCTCGTTAAATATAAACCCTTCAATATCATTCATGGCTGCACGCAGTCTCTTTTGGCTGACTTGAATATATTGTAACGTCACATCATCGGAGGCTTTTGAGGTTCTATGGTTCATTAAGCGCTTAATAACCGATATGTTCAAATTCAAAATATCGCCAATGGTTGAGAAGGTACGACGCAGATCATGTGGCGTAATATGAATACCTGCAGCGTCACCTATGTTTGTGTACTGTTTGGATATATCGGTCAGGTTGCCGTCGCATTCTTTTAAGCGAGAAGGGAATAACCACGGCTCGTCTTGTCGGTAATGGTGGCGATGGGTAAGCATAGCGCACATAACTTTACCTAGCGGCACATGCAAGTTATCGCCGTTCTTAGTTTCAAAAATGGTCATAGTGCCATGCTTTAAATCAATACTATCCCATCTTAATGTATAGCCTTCGCTGGCACGTATGCCAGTGCACAAAAATAGCAGCATGATATCGCGTGCATTATTACTATGCGGCTGCATGGTATGGAAGTCCTCACTCTTAAAATCTAGCAGCACGCGAGTATAGTTACCCATCGTGTCTTCACTCAGATAAGTGGTGCGAGGCTTAACTGTGTTCCATAATTTTTTGGCCGTTAGTATCTCGATAGGGCTGGGCTTGATGATTGGTGATTCGGACTTGTCCAAAAAACTTAGGCGCGAGAAGTTCCAAACCGCATTAAGGGCTCGAAAAGTCGCGTTGGCTTGTGACGGGCTAAGCTTAGTAAGTTCTAAATGTTTTTCAGTGACATTGCTTTGCATGATCTCGTTCATTGACCTATCTTGCCATTCAGCTAACTTATCTAATATTTGCCGATTGTAGGTTTTGATAGTTGACTGCTTCAGTCCCGGCTTATGAGTAATATAATATTCATACGCTTCGCCAAGTGTCGGAACAACCACGTCTTTCATGTCATCATTAAACGGATCTCGCCCTTGCATCAAATCGGATATTGCAGACATGGCACGTTCGCGTGCGTCTTGCAAAGTTATGATTGAGCAGTCACCAATAACGCGGCGATGCAACTTGCCAGCAATGCGCTTATTGATAATATAGTTTTTACTCGCGCTCTTAGTGCAGACAGCAAAGCCATTGACGAGCTCGTCTTGATGAATAACCGCTTTTTCCGTGTACTCCAAGCCGTCAATAAACCGTTTGGTAAATTTAGTTTTTGCCATGATCGTTGCTATCCGTAGTGTGAATCTGTCTAGGTATAGTAGAGGATAACGGGTAAAATGAGAAGTATACCAAAAGTATACTTTTAGCCGTTTTGATATCACCCATAGAGCCAGTGTAAAAACAGCAGGCAAAGAAAAACCCCGTAAACAGTGGGTTTACGGGGTTTGAATGTGGTGGGCCCAGTAGGACTTGAACCTACGACCAAAGGATTATGAGTCCTCTGCTCTAACCAACTGAGCTATGGGCCCTAACGCTAGACGGACAATGATACCTGAATT